GTGGTTCGGCACCATCGTTTAATTTTGGCAATATATTTGGTGGCGGTGAACAGAGATATAGAAGTGGTGATGAGACCTCTGGATTGGGTCCTTTGGTGAATGGAACCAAGTATGCCACAATGGTTACGGGTAATAAGTTATTTGGTTTTGATTATAACGAAGATGGTGGAATCAAGGGTGGTTTTGGTGGTGTAATTAAAGGTCTTTCTAAGCAAGGTGGCGCACTTGGATCCATGATCGGTGGATTATTTGGTGCTCAAGGCACTGGTAATGCTATCGGTAATTTATTCCAGACCATCCTAGGTGGTGGCGGAAGTAATGAAGATGGTTCTGCAAGCTGGTACGATATTCTTCGTGGTGGTGCTGGCGTTGCATTTAATTTCCTTAAAGGTAAGAAAATCTTTGGTAGAGATGCACAAGATTTTATAAATGGTGCAACTAATATCGGTGATTTGTTATTCAAGCAAGATGGTAAGACTTTTGGTGAGAAATTACCCGAACTGGTAGCAAGAGGTCTCCATCTGTTTGGTAAGCAAGGAATCATGGGTGGAAAACTCCCCCATCTGTTAGCAGTTGCTATGGGACAAGCAGATCCTATGAGTCTGCTAACCAGCGGGCAGCAAAAAGCACTTGGTGGACTTGCTGGAGCTGCTCAGGGGACAAATCAGTATGGCATGGAGGGTGCTACTGGTGAAGATGGGCAGATTGCACTTGATGGTGCTGGACCAAACAAGGCAAAAGAAATTGGTCAAGATGCACTGACACGAGGTTTAACAGTATTCAACAACCGATTCTTCAGAAGAAATAACTGGAGTGAGGAAGGACCTAACAGCAAAGGTTTCTCCCCTGGTGGTAGAGAAGCAGTATCTGCTAATCCTGTTCACCAGATGGGTCTTGCAGTTGATATTGCAAGTTATCAGGGTGACCAAGAAAAGCAGAAGTCTGCAATGCAGAGTTTTGCCGAATCATTATATTCTGCAAGACAGAATTTGAAACTTCAATCTATCATGTATAACGATTGGGGTGCTTGGCAATATGGTAAGAAGAGAAAGTCACCTGGAAACTATGGAATTCCTCACCTGCACGTTGCAGTTGCAAAGGCGAAAGTTGCTAATCCTTTAGGGCAAGAAGCTGCTACAGGAGAGGGTGGAGGATCACAAGATGCTGGTGCAGGTGGAATGAGTCAAACACAATATCAAGCAGCAAAGAGAGATATAGAAGGTCAAGGTCTTGGTGGATTGATGGGTGGAACTGTAGGTGGATTTGGTAGTACTAAATACATGGACCTAATCAAGAACTTCTCTGGACTTGGTAGTAATGAAGCGGATGGTGGAGATAATATTACAATGAGAAATCCATTCTTAGGTGGAGGAGGTCAACAAACTGCTGGAGGTGGTTTTGGTGGTGGATCATCTGCACCTAAGTTTAGAATGCCATCAATGTCTAAAAGTGGTGGTGGACGAAGCACTGCTGGAAAGAGTGGTGGTAGACTTCCTACATTGACTAGTTTAGTAGCCGCAGGTGGCGGATCTGGTGGTGTTTCTGAACATGGAATGCAAGGATCGAGTATGGAAAGACTAATGACAGGAAGTCCTTTGATGGAGTTATTTGGTTTTGGTGGAAAAACAGGTGGCACTGGTGGTGCTGGTCTAGCTAAGAAACCAGATGAGGAAAATAGGAGAAATAAATATGAGATTATGAAGGTTACCAGAGAAAGGTCTATTGCTAGAGCGGAAATGAATCGACGTTCTCAGCAAACTGTTCAGCAGACCATGGCAGCAGTAGAACAAGCAAATGCACAAGTAAGAGCATCTGTTGCTGCTGCACAATCTGCCATTGCTAACATCGGTGCAGGTCAAGGATCTGCTGGTGGTGCTGTAGGTGGATCTGGTAATAAAATTGCACAATCGGTTGGCAATGCTATGTCTCAAATTCTCAGTTCTGGTATGAATAAAGGTGGAGGTTTATTCGCATGACAATTCAAAGACAGTCCCCAGGAGAATGCGAATGGAAATTAAGTGTCTTTCGTGATGATGAACGTCTCTCTAACGATGATGCTGCTTTCCAATTAACTCAGTTCTGTTCTGGATGGTCAATTGTTGAGGATATTACTCTTGCCTCAATGGAAGCAGAATTTGTATTTTCTGATGCTGCTGGTATTCAAGCAATATTCACTGGTAGTGAGACAATAAAATTAGAGGTGTTCACATCTTTAATCGATAGAACATATCTCTTTAGATGTACAGGTATTACTAGTAGAACACAGGATGTTGGTTCACAAACGTTTATGGTTAATGGATTATCAACTGATTATCTAAAGAATGAAACTGTGAATGTCTTTGGTGCATCAGAGTTGATTTTTGATGGTAAAACAAAGTCTGAGGAGATCGTCTCGACTTTGATGAAAAAATATTTAAAAACTACTAAAAATGTTTTTGCTGAGGAAACTGTTTCTCAACATTCATTCATCATTCCTAACTGGAGACCATTAGATACAATTTATTGGATTGCTGAAAGAAGTATTCGTAAATCTGCAAAAGGCAATCAACTCCAAAATGGATTCATGTTTTATGAAAACGCTTTGGGATATAATTTCAAGTCTATCGATAATATCATTGATAGTATTAATAATCAATATGAGGAACAAACTGTTGAAAGAGTAGACAAACGAAAATTATATCGATATTCATTAGCACCAAAAAATATTTCTGAAGATCTTGATCACTTATCATTGAATGGTATTAGTTTTCCTGAAGAGGCAAATAAAGTTCGTGCCTTAAGAAACGGTAATTTAGCAGGATATAGTGTGGGATTTGATCCTGTTGATATTTCTGGATCTGCTATGGGACTCAGTACTGATATGCTCAAAGGTGCGTATGAATATAATCTCGGAGATATTTGGGATAAGATGTCTCACTTAGATGGTGATATTACAGTTAATCCGATTACTCAGATGGATAGGAATGTTCAAAAAGAATATTATACACCAAAAAGAGTTCGATATTGTATGCTCCCATCACAAGGATTTGATCAAAAGTATAAAAATAATCCTCAGTCTAACTATAGAGAATTAGTAGAATTACAAGCATATCAATACTTACGTTATGAAGCATTGAAAAATATTAAATGTCTTGCACATATGCCTGGTAACTTAGATCTATATGTTGGATCTGGAATTGACTTATCACTTCCAGCAACGTTTAAGTCTAGTGAAAATATGCAGGTTGATAGACGATATAGTGGGCGTTATCTGATAGTTCGGTTGACACATTCAGCCACGGTGGGTAAAATGCAAACTGAGGTGGAGTTAATGAAAGACTCTATTCTCAAATAAATAATAACGTATCGCTAGTATACAGATCTATGGACAACATCGAACAACACATCGAGAAGGATAAGGAAATTCTCGATAATCCCAATACAAATCCTCAAATGCGTCGTCACATTGAAGGTGAATTGCATGATCTAGAGGAGTACGTCGAGCACCATAAAAAAGAAATTGAAGCGGGAGATCATCACGATCCTACTTACCTAGAACTTTATTGTGATCAAAACCCTTCAGAACCAGAATGTCTGATCTATGACGATTGACATTTAATTGATATCCCTTTATAATAACCATGTGAGTGGTTCAGAAAATGAGCTTTGAGTCTTACTTGCTTGGACATTGGACTAACGTATCACAAGCACAATCCGATCCTCTATTATTCTCTTCCGTAGAACTTGTATGGGATCGGATTCCTGGTGGATTGCGTTCTAAGAACTTTTATAGAAAGACCCCTAACTCTCCATATAGGGAAAGATATCATAAGATTAATCAAGTATCCGATACTAAAGTAATTGTTGAGAACTACCATACTGACTGGACTAGATCAGAAAATTGTGATATGATGTTTGTATACAACGGCGAGCAATGGATAGGTTCTGTTGTTGGTGATAGTTGTATTAGTTCTGATGGAAACCGTGTTCACTCTGAAATGAAATTGTTTGGCAGCAAAATTCATACTTGTGATCAAGGATATGATTCTGATGGTAATATGATTTGGGGTTCTAAAAACCATAACATGATTTTTGATTACCTCGAAGGAGACTCTGATGAAACTGCGTAATGCAATCCTTTCTGGATTGATGTTTGGTTTGGCACATGGTGTTGCAGTAAATGCAGAACCAACTAAAGGATACTACACCATGGATGCTATGGGTTGTATGCTTGTAAAAGACTGTACTAAAGATATAGAACGCATCTACTCATCTGGCGATCTTCGTGCAGCATTTCCTGATTCAGATTGGGATGCAGTCAAAGATGAGTTCGATCAGATTATGATTGCTTTCAGGCAGATTGGTGTTGATGTTCACCTTGCTGATGAAAAGTATTTCCCTGTTGGTCATCGTGGTGTTTATCATACTGTGAGTAATCACTTCTATTTGAATAAAAGCTTTGTGTATCGTCCTCATGTCCTAATGAGTGTAGTCAGACACGAAGGTTGGCACGCTGCACAAGATTGTATGGCAGGCACTATTAAAAATAATATGATTGCCATCATTAAAAATGAGGAAGATGTGCCTGAGATTTGGGCAGAGATGGCACGGAGAGCATATGCTCTTATGCCTCATGCTATCCCTTGGGAGAAAGAAGCAACCTGGGCAGGTAAGACTGAAGGCATGACACAGAGAGCCCTAAAGTCTTGTGCTCGCGGTACTATGTGGACTGACTATGAACCAACACCTTTGACAAAGAAATGGCTAAAAGAAAACAACTACATCAAGTAAAAACACAGTGGTATTATTGGTTTTGGGGCGCTGCTACAGTTGCAGTAGTCTCAGGTCAAATATACGTTGGTCTTGGTTATAGAGATATGGCAGACTCATTTAAGTCATATGTCATAAATACTAGAAAAGTCTCGGAATAGATGTCAATCGTCGATGGTATCCTAAATGAACCTGATACCAATTTTATTGGTAAAGACGGATTTTTCTGGTGGGTTGGAGAAGTAGAAGACAACGAAGATCCCATGGAATTGGGTCGTGTAAAAGTTCGTTGTCTTGGATACTACACCAACTTCGGCGGAGGAACTCTTGCTGACTTACCAACTAACAGTTTGCCCTGGGCAACAGTATTGCAGCACACCTCTCAACCTGGCAATGATGGTCAGGGTGAAAGTTCTGGTCAACTGCAACCTGGTGCGATTGTCTTGGGTTTCTTTATGGACGGTGACATGGCACAAATGCCAGTCGTCTTGGGTGTTATGCGTGTAAACAAAGCAGAATCTACAAGAACTACAGGTAAGATGGCATTTACCAACGTTGTTCCTGACGCTGGTATTGTAATTAATAATTCAACTCTTCATCCCGCTGAAAAAAATACTGTAAAACCGTCAAGAATCAATCGCCAGTCTAATAGTAATGCTGTAGCATATCCTGGACAGGTGAAGACTATCACGGGTGGCATGGGATCCCCTAAGAATATTGGTATTGATATACCTGGTGGCACAACGAACCCTGTCAAACCATTAGATCCTGAGAAACCAATTCCTGCTGCAAATGGTATTGGTGGACCATGGAAGACACTGGAGTACAAGTTATCATATCTACTGGAGGATCTTTGTAATAGTTGTTCTAGTATTGTAAAAGCAGAAGGTGGTGAATACTTAGATCTTACGACTGGTCGTCTGATTACAAAGAAAGAACTGACTAGTATTGTTAGAGATTATATTACTACCATCTATGCTCAAGTAATATCATCAGTTCGTCAAGGAATGATCTCTCTGACTGAAGATTTGAAGTTGACACAGTTAATGCTGTCAACAACAGGAACACCATTTAATCTGTATAAAGTAGTAACTGCTGCTATTACACAAATATTATCTAGAGCATGTGAGGTTGACAATATGCTCAACATCTATGTAAATGATATGATGAAAGTTGTTGATGAATCTGTCGATAAGTATTTGACTGGTGCTCAAGATAAACCTACCATGGTTGCTCGCGCAGTAGAATCCATCAATAAAAAGATTCTCGGTGATACAGCAGACCTTATCAAAGAGATTGGCGATCTTACAAAGAAAATTAAAGATCAAGTCAATGATCTGAATACTAATGATGATTTATTATTAGACACTTGGGAAAGAGGATTTACTATATTTGAAAACTTGACAACACTATTCAATAGAGGACAATATGGTTTTGTCAGTCTGACTCCTGTTTTCAAACTGTTGGGTCAGTTTGGCGCTGGGTGCCAGAGAACTCCTGAAGGTGCTGCAAAGACTGCTGGGTGGTATCCTTTGTTTGGTATCACTAGATGTGATATGCAGGAACTGGAGATGTTTAATAAGATGAGGGGATCTGTTTCTGATGGGACAGATTTATTCTCCTCAGTCTTCAGAGATGCTGATCCATACTTATCTACAGCAAAGAATCATGTCAACGGTTCATATGATGTATGGTTAGGTACACCTGGTCGTCAAGCGGACGTTAGTAAAAGATGTAATGGCACAACACATACATCATTGGTATTAAATAACTCCCACTTTGCTGAGAAGATTGCTAGAGATACATTCAAGAAAGAAAACCCAAATGCTACAGCAGCAGAAATTGAAGCAGCGGTAGAAGAGTTTCGTAAGAAACAGACTGGAGGTAAAGGTGACACTGGATCTCTGGTTGCAGATCATATCACTTACGCTGGCACATTGACTCAGGAAGTCCATGGTGATGACTGTAAGTTAGTTAGTGGACACCAGGCAGTATCTATTGATGGTGATTACTTCCTTAAGATTACAGGTGATTGTCACTTAGAAGTTGGTGGAGGATTCTTCCTCAGTGCTGAAGGATCACCGAAAGCATCGGGTAAGATTCAGCGTCATGCATTGAAGTTTGGATCTGATGTTGATATGAGTGTTGTTGGTGCTAAGTTCCATTTCCAGAGCAGTGAATTAGATCTATCCGCAACTAAGAGTAGATTCACTGGTAGTTTCTATGAGAACACTAATGATGTTCAGGTTATGAGTGGATTGGATATCTCTTTACATACTCAAAGTAGTATTCAAGTTGTCACTCCACACCTTTTAGAATTGATTGGTGTAGAGAACCCAACATATCCTAAAGCACTTAGAGGTAAGAGAAGTGTTACTGTGGGTGGTAATTACGAACATCATTACCATACTGGACAAATCGATCTGTACAAAGACTATAGAATTTCTCTTGCTAATCCAAAGGCACTATATAATGAAAAGATGAATGACGGCGAACTTCGCCAGTTCATCGGAGGATCTGCTCTCTCAACCGAATCGACCTCTTGACACCCGCCTGCTTATGCTCTATAATATGGAGGTAAACAAGGCAACCCAATGCAAGAAACTAGCGTTGAGCACATCTTCATCAACTTCTCAAAACGCTCTGTGACAATTGTTGACGACGAAGGTTATGATAAGACTGTAACCTGGAAATGGGATGATGAAGGATCCGAAGGATTTGCTGAAACTGTCAGCGGGATCCAAGATCAAGTAGATCACAACCTTATTACATATTCATTTGCGACCCAATGATTGGACCTATCGGAGTCACTGAGGAACAAGCAGAACAGTATCTAGAATTCATGGTGGATTTGACCGATTCTCAAAGAGTTATCTGGAAAATTACTCGTTCTGATGGTAAATCTGTTATGATGGTTCCTGTTAACGAAATTCCTCCTGTATCTGAAGAAATTCAAAATCAGGTAGAAGAGTTTCGTAAAAACTTTATCGAAGATGTCAATGAGACCTGAAACTCGCGAATCAATGGAAAACCTTTGGTCCGCCAAATGGAACTTACCAAAGGCAGCAAGAAACTGCAATCTGACAGACAAGGAGATGAAAATCACCTTTAACGAGTATTGTGCTTTTCATCCTCCTACCTGGGAAATTGGTAACACCAAACAAATTGGGGTGCTTTACATTGATGGGAGCGTGGCGGAATAGGTAGACGCACCAGACTTAAAATCTGTTGAGCATTATGCTCGTGAGAGTTCAAGTCTCTCCGTTCCTATTGCCTGATTAGCTCAGTGGTAGAGCAACGCTTTTGTAAAGCGTAGGTCGTCAGTTCAAATCTGACATTAGGCTCCAGGGGAATTAGCTCAGTCTGGTAGAGCGCCTGCTTTGCAAGCAGGATGTCAGGAGTTCGAGTCTCCTATTCTCCATTCCTGTAAGGGAAACAATCCTCTTTAGCTCAGCGGCAGAGCAAGCGACTGTTAATCGCTCGGTCCTAGGTTCAAATCCTAGAAGGGGAGTTATACATAAGGTAGTTGCCTTAGAGACTTGAAAAAAGATTATGATGGTCCGCTTTATGCACCTTGGTATAAAGTCGTTGAGGGTAAAAAACACAACAAAGAATGGTTAGAAAGACATGGCATTTCTAGTACATCCACTCCCACCGAATCCAGTATGGGTGAAGAAGGAGTATCTATACGACCACCAGAAGGGACATGGTGAACTTACGCCTGGTATCTGGATCTCTGTAAAGAGTGTTCAGACCAAGGCACTATACTTTGAGACACTTCTCACCGAATATGGTGCTTTATTTGATAAATTACCATTGAGCGCATTTGTATGGAAAAAGGATTTTGATCCTGAAGACCAATTACCATTAGACGTACTTGAACTTTGGGACTGTTTCGACTATAATATCACCGTAGTTCGGAAACCTATTCTGGGACGTTGCGAGTTCTTTGGTAAGGACAAAAAAATGCACGCAGGAGAGTATGAATTTACGATTGACTCTGCTCATCCAGATCAGTCTGTTATTGACACTAATTTTTCTGAGTTGGATCCCGAACACAAATCGTTCAACGTCATCGCCCTCGATAATGGACAGTTCGCTGCCCAACCAAACAATCGAGTAATCTGGCGAGATAATTCTCTTATCCCAGGGAAACTTGAACAACCCGATTTCAAAGTTTGCACACAAAACTATGCCGTTGAAACAGAACCAAAGTGGTGGACAGTTGGACACACAGACGAGTGGCAGTACAAAACCGAAGACGGTGCTTGAAACCTCCTTTGGTGGAACTGTAGAAAAAACTATTCCCGAGAATGCTGAGTGGATCGATGATGTCTTTTATATCAAAAAGACTCGGTTTGGTCTCTTTACATCTATTTTGAAAGAACCTCTTGGTCAGCATTTTATTACTGGTGCAACATACGAAGGAGTTCTAACTATGTCCCGTTGGCATCTTAAATGCCTGCAAGATGGCACTCTCGATGATTACACTCGCACTGTTAATAGTGGTTTAGTTGGAGGTAAACTGTGATGGAAACATATGCACAGCAAAGGAAATGTCGTTTAGCAGATATCATTTTAGATTATCTCGACGATGAAAAAGTTTCTGCACGTCTCTTGTATGAAGAACTGCTTGCTGAGACTTCCGAAATGATTGATTATCATCAACGCCATGCAAAAAAGTATGAAGAATTCAGAGAACTCATCCAAGGACATAGACTTATCGATTCCTTTGAATCTGATTTTTTAAGGCACCTACAAGCGCCTGTGTAATGAATGGCAATCGTATCTTGATGCGTGTGAATCTTTAGACGTAACACCTAACAAGCGTCGCTTCCTTCGATACAATGAATTGTATCCGTATAAATAGACCTGTAGCAAATAGTGTGATTATTCGTGGGAACCCGTAAAATTTCTCAGTTAGATACAATCTCGGATGCTAACCTATCTGGAGAAGCAATTCTTCCAGTCGTTGTTTCCGACCCATTGATTCCTAACCGAAAGGCAAAAATCAATCAACTCTTCCGTGGAGTAACTCAGGGCACAAAATCTGCTCCTGGACTTTGTTTTGACCTGGACCGAGACACGGGACTATACCAAGCAGCATACGATCAAATCGGTATTGCCTTTGGTGATGGTGGATTCTATATGACTAGAATCGACAATGGAAATGACAGTGCTTCACTGTATATGACCGCTGTTGATGACACTGCTGCAAACGTAGACGTTGTTTTTGCTCCTAAAGGAACAGGTGCTGTTAAGGTTACTGGTAACTTTGTTATCTCTGACCAAGCATTTATTCTTGAAGATGCACAGGGACCTAAAGCACGTTTTGAAGTTAGTAACGTTGGTACTGGCACAAACACTCGTATCTTTACATTCCCTGCTATTACATCTGGTAACGGCACCACTGTTGTTGGTGACGATACTACGCAGACTCTCAGGAACAAAACACTTCTTATTGATGAAGATAACTTAGTCATTACTGATGGTGATGAAGAAGCAATCTTCCAAATTAACTGGGCTACTACACAAGATGCACGTCGTTCTTACTTCTTGCCTGATGCAGGAACTGTAACTACAACTGCTGAACCTACTGCTACTGCTTCTACTTTACTTGATACTAAGTCAGAACAAACTGTTCTTAGTAAGACATTAGTTAACGTAAAATTAGCTACTAACGCAGAAAGTGATACAAACTACGCACAGTTCAACACTGATGCACTGGATGCGAATAGAACAATTACTGTTCCCAACCAGAGTTTGACTCTTGTAGGTACTGAAGCAACACAGATTATATCTAATAAAAGTATCGAAGGTTTGATCCTTCAGGATTCTACCGATAATACTAAGAAGATTAGTTTTACTGTTGCTAATCAGAATACTCTATCTAATGAATCGTTTCAATTCCCAGGAACAAACGACCTAAATAACTCAGGTGCAACAAATACACTTGTAACCGCACTTGCAACGCAGACTCTTTCCTCTAAGACTCTTAGTAATCCTATTATTACTTCTCCGACTAATGCAGATGGTTCTGTCATCTTCTCTACGGAAGGTCTTACTGGTCCGAGAACCATCAGATTCCCTGATGCAAATGCGACCCTTCTCTCTACCGAGAACGTAACTCTAGACGACGTTACATTTGGTGCTGGTATCGGCGCTAACAACCTCACTGGTTTGACCAGACAACAACAATTCTTCTTTGCAGGACAATAATTAACAATGGCTAGGCAAGGTATTTTAGCAAAAGCAAAACCAAGCGCAGGAACTAATACGTTGCTGTATTCAGCACCTATTGATTCCTCTGCAAGCACGGTGCTTAATGTTACTGCTCAGGGCGGTAGTAACACAACTTTCGATGTTGCCCTAAAAAATTACGATCAAAAATTAGTGGTCGATGCAAGCACTCACTTGTTACATGAAGGTGATGTAGTTACAGGTTATCGCTTTGCATTGAACACTGCTATTCCCGCAACGGCTGGTTTGGCATCAGGAACACTATTATCGTCGTCTGACGCTGAATCTACTGCTAGATTTGAATCATTCTATCTTCCAGCATTTACTGAGATTGATGTTCGCGTTAGAGCGATTCGTGCAATTACCTTAGAATCTGTAAGCGGAACTTTGGCAGTCGGTGAAACAATTGTAAAGGGAACTTCTCCTAACACTGCAACCGCTACCATTTATTCAGTTTCTCAAGGATCTGGTAGTACAATCGTTTATGTTGGTCCTTCTACCCTTGCAGGAACTGGAACAGAGTTTGCTGATGGTGATGCACTGACTGCATCTGGTGGTGCAACGGGAACAATTTCTACTGGTGGTATTGCAACTGCTACTAACGATTTTACATTCCAAGAACAAGGTGGAACAGAAAGCCTTTACTTGGGGGATACCCTTACACTCTTTACAGACAGAGCATATCGTTTTGATGTATCTGACTCTACTATGAGTGGTAGAGACTTTAAACTATCGATTACTGTTAACGGTGAGTATGGTCCTGACAATGACTTTACTCAAACTACTGATAATGGAGTAGAATATACAACGGGTAAAACAACCAACGGAACTGCTGGTTCTACTGGTGCATATGTTCAGTATGATCTGAGTCAGGATTCTGGTTTGAACCAGAACCTGTATTACTATGATGGTGGAACAGGCACTGCTTCAAACTCTGATTATGGTGGTACTGATCGTCTCTTGACAGTCTCTACATCATATGAGTATAGTGAAATCTATGTGTATGATGTTGATGGCACATGGACAAATAACGTTGATGGTTTTGAATTCAACGGAACTACTTACACTGTAAGTTCTCAGACTTCTGGTCCATACGGTTATGTTCGTTCATATAGTGGCACCGACCTTTACATCATTAAAGGTGTAGGTTCTGCTGATTTTGCAGGATCTGATACCTTCCAAGATAACCCCAAAGAGGGTGGTGGTGATCGTGGCATAGTAACTGTCAGCAGTGTTGCTGTTGCTGTTACAGCATTTGAAACACAGGAAGTAATTCGCAAAGATAATGCAATTACTGCTAATACTACAGAAGAAATCAAATCTTTAGTTATTGGTCCTGGTGAAAGACTTATTGTTGAAAATGCAGCAGCGGATTGTTCATTCGTATTGATTGGATTTGAAGATGCATCTACAGGATTCACTACTAGAACTTATTCTGCTACAGCTGTTGCTGGCGCAGCGTCTGGTGGCGGTTGATCTCCCTCATAAATAACTAAAAAAGCAGCGTAAGAAATGTCCCTTACTAGACTTAAGAATATTATTACGTCCAGAACTGGACGTATCATCTATGTCAACCCTGACGACTTCGATGCCTCTGATGCTATTGACAACAGAGGTAACTCTGCACTGAGACCGTTTAAGTCTATCCAGAGAGCATTTCTTGAAGTTGCAAGATTCTCCTATCGAGTAGGTCTGTCGAACGACGAATTCGACGCCTTCTCGATTATGCTGTACCCAGCAGAATATATTGTAGATAATCGTCCTGGTGAAGTTCTGTATACTAATACAGCACCCATTGATGCAAACTCAAACCTTGACTTAACTTCTCCTAATAATGTTCTTCACAAGTTCAATTCTATAGAAGGAGGAATCATTGTTCCCAGAGGTTGTTCGCTGGTTGGCACCGATCTTCGTCGTACCAAGATTATTCCTAAGTACGTTCCTTATCCTACGATCTATGCTGCTAAGGGTATCAATACAGAAGATCAAGTACCTCCCCGCACCTCGATCTTCAGGGTTACTGGTGGAACATACTTCTGGCAGTTCTCCTTCTTCGATGGTGCTGAGGAAGGTGTATACTTCAAACCTGATAGCACAGAAACATTAGCACCTAAGTTTTCACATCACAGACTCACTTGTTTTGAGTTTGCTGATGGTCTTAATCCTCTTTCTAGGTTAATCTCTGACGGCAGTGTTCCTAACGCAGATTATTCTGCTGTGCCTAACATCTTAGAAAGAACTGACCTAGAGATTTATTATCAAAAGGTATCTAAAGCATTCGCTACAATTCCTGATACATCTGGTGATCCTGCAACTGACCAGATTCAGGCAAGGGTTGAAGAAAACCGTATTGTTGGTCCTATTTCTGATGAGTACAGAGTCCTTCAGATCACAAGAAATGGTCAGACAGCAACGGCGGTTACTGTTGACGAGTTTGATAACCCCAGGGACCATGGATTTTCCGTTGGTGTTAACATTAACGTTAGTGGAGTTACTGGATCTACTGGACCGCAATCCGAACTTGATGCGTCAGTTTACAACGGATCTTTCACAGTCACATCCGCATCTGGTAACGTCTTTACTTACCAAATGCAATCTGAACCGACAGGTAACGCAGTCGGATCAAACATCACTGTAAAGACTGAGATTGATACTGTTGACTCTGCATCTCCATATGCGTTTAACCTGTCACTCCGCTCGGTGTGGGGTATGAATGGTATGAACGCTAATGGTAGCAAAGCAACTGGTTTCAAATCAATGGTTGTGGCGCAGTTCACTGGTCTGAGTTTGCAGAAAGATGATAGAGCGTTCGTAAGATATAATGCTTCTACTGGTAACTATGATGTAGCAACATCTGGTGATGGTGCTCACTTAGATGGTTTTGCTGAGTATCGTAAAGGTTGGGGACACAGACACATTGTCTGCTCTAATGACTCCTTTATTCAGGCAGTTTCGGTGTTCGCTGTTGGATATGACACACACTTCACTGCTGAGAGTGGCGGTGACATGTCGATTACGAACTCTAACAGTAACTTCGGAAACACAGCTTTAAGATCTGCTGGATTCAAAGCAAAATCATTCTCGAAAGATAAGGCAGGCACAATCACTCATATCATTCCTCCCAAAGCATTGTCGGTTATTTCTACAACTGCAACGGGTACTTCTGGTGCATCATCGATTACTCTCGCTAACGATGGTTCGATCAATGGTGTCATTCAAGGCATGAATGTTACAGGAACTGGTGTTGGCGTTGGTGCCACTGTTGGTTCTGTAAATACAAACACTAGAGTTGTTACATTAACTGCTTCAAATACAGCAGCGATAAACGGTAACGTTATTTTTGGCGAAGAAACATCAGTTAACTGGGTAAACATTGACATTCAAAGAACAAAAGTCATCAACCAATCTCTTGCAGGATCTGGAGGATCCCCTGGATCTAGACTCTATCTCTACGGATACACTGTTGAGGCATCACCTCCAACAAATAAAGTCCAAGGTTTCACCGTTGGTGCTCGTCAAGACGGCACGGGCGCTAATGCTGTCGCGGACAAGATTAATTGCTTGCTTGTAGCAAATGGTGCAGCGAACGCTACAACACAATCTGCAACCATCTCCCCATATGGACCTAGTGTTTCTGGTCTAAGAGCAGGTGTTGATGGTTCACCTCTTCAATTTGATAGTGCTACTTATACTATCAACGGTCAGACAGGTAGTGTTGGTGGTTGGTATTTGTCTGTAACAGCAGATGCTGATCCTAATAGTGATACTTATAATAGAATTTACAATACGCTTACTACAAACAACGACTATAATAACGTAAACTTTACTCCTACTACATTCCTGAAGCGTATTGCTGATGGTAGAAACCTTCAGGATAGAACGTATCGTATTCGTCTGGTTATTGATAAGGATAAGACTAATCCTCTGCCTCGTGATCCCCTCTCTGGTTATGTAATGCAACCATTGAATAGTGATACGACATCATATAATCTACAAAATACTTTTTACATCTACGATATTGAAGTTGTACAAGAGTTCGAGCGAGGTATTGCCGATGGAATCTACTACATTACCCTCCTTTATGCATCTGTTGCTCCTAGCACAAGTAACTTCAACAACAGGAAGTTCTCTCAAAACGTCAACGAAGTCTATCCTACGTTTGACAGAGACAACCCTGTTGCTGACCCTCTTGCTGCTGTATCCGTCGCTGACAACCAAACTATCGGTCTAGTAAATGCTACTGATGGTGCTACACCACCTGCAAAAGATCCTAAGTTGTCTGTCACTAAGGAAGCAATTGTTAAGATGCTGACTGATACTGGATGGACACAACCAGGTACAACTCCTGGATATGAATCTGCAACCGCGAGACTATCTAATGTTGAATTGACTGCTCGTGCAGGTGATGAAGAAGAGAGAAAGATTAATATCCGTAATAATAATGATGGAACTGTTTCTCCCGTCCCTGTTGAGTTTAGACGCCACTCGATCCTTAGATCTGGTAACCATACATTTGAATATCTTGGTTTCGGTCCTGGTAACTACTCGACTGCATTCCCGCAGACTCAGGTAGAAACTTTGAGTTCTGATCAGATTAAGTTCTCTCAGTCGATTAAAGAAGAAGCGGGTGTTGCTTTCTACTCTGGTCTTAACTCTAACGGCGACCTGTTTATTGGTAACCAGGTTATCAACCCTGTTACAGGTCAAATCACAAACGAAGATATTGCACAACTGAATGTTGTTGGTGAAGAGAATACAACTATTGAGACATTCTCTGAGTTGGTTCTTACTGACAAACTCACGGTTATCGGTGGTGCATCTAACCAGTTAGAATCTATCTTCGCTGGTCCTGTTACATTCCAAGGATTAACTACCTTCACAAATAACCTCTCTGCTAAGAAGATTTCGTACTTCAATCAGGATGGCACGGTCGTCAAGCAAACCTTATTGGCACCAGCAGATGCAAATGGACAACCCTCTTTTAATAATATCACGGGATACACTACGCCCGCTGATGGTGATCTTGTTTATAACATTAATTGGACACCAGGTAAGTCGCTTGGTTGGATATACTACGGTGGAGCATGGAAAGAATTTGGTCTCACAGATACTGGTCAGATTAATATTGATACTTTCAATAACAATCAACACATTGGTCTTGGTGTTGCTCCTACAGCTGATTATCGCATAAATGTAAACGGTAGTGCAAGAGTTGATGGTGACTTGGTTGTCACTGGTCGTGGTGGTGTTGGTCCCGACAAATATATTACTAAGACATATACAGGTGATGGAACAACTCTAACCTTTGCTATTTCTACCTATACAGGTGTTCAGCACGTTGACGATTCTGTTCTGGTATTCCTGAACGGTGTTGCTCAAATTGCAGGAACAAATTATACTGTGGACTCTAATGGTGCAAACGTTGTATTCTCTTCTGGAGATGCACCTTTGGCATCGGATACAGTTCATATTCTCGAACTGCCTATCTAAATACTAAGGAGGTTATATAGTCTGCCATGGCGATTTCAAGAATTAGTGGAAATCAGATTTCCACTTCAACCGAAGCAATTATCTCTACATTATCATTCCTGAATCAAACCAGTATTTTGAGGATTCCTTCTGGAACTCAAGCAAATAGACCATCTGGTGTTTCTGTTGGAACAATTCGTTTCAATACAGATCTGGACGCTGCTGAGATTTATAAAGCAGATGATGGAACTGGTAGTGCTGGATGGGCGGCAATCTCTGGTGGTGGTCCTTCATTGGGCACTGATAGTGTTATTAGAACGAACGCTAATACAATTTCAGAAAACATTACAGTTGGACCTAGTGCTGGATCAGAATTTGCAAATGGTATGAGTGCTGGTCCTATGACCATTGGCAATGGTTATACTATTACTGTTGAATCTGGTGGTGCATGGAGTGTTAGATAATGGGTCGCATAAATGTTCAGGCGTTACAAGGAAATTCCCCTGACTTTAAGATCACGTTAGACGCAACATCTACTTTAAGTACTGAAGCAGATTTTCGTGTTTTAGGTCAGAGTTATCATCCTATTCCCGCACCTCCTAGTAATGCATTTGCTAAGAGGTTTAGTCCTTTGTATCCATATACGGGAGTAAATAATTCGGATGGATCTGTTCTATTAGAACCTTGGGGAACGAATGCTGTCCGAGCAACAACGTCTGCTGATTCATCAGTAACAGATTCTCCTGTTGGTGGTGTACCATTAAAAATGGCATTGGATGGTAATAATGATCCTTATACAGCAACTTATAACGGCAGTCAGTGGAATATTACTGAAGCAGTAGCAGGAGAACAGTGGACGTTTAGTGTATATGTAAAATCAAATCAAAGTGGTGGCATCGGTGCTCAGTTATACTTATTTGAAGCAAGAGAAAACGGAACATATAGTACTCTATCATCTCTAACATTTAGTAACATTGGAACATCTTGGCAAAGAATTAGCGTAACAAGAACATTAAATCAAAGTGATACAAGATATATACAAGTTCGTGTAGATGGTGCCCAGACTGGAAACTCAAACGCTCATTCGCTTTGGTGGTCTGGATTTCAACTAAACAGAGGACCACTACAAGGATTTACACCCGATTATGAGATTGATTCTGGTAAATATGCTACTCATGACGATACGGGTTATGTAAGATATAATGCTATTCAAAAAAGAATTGAAGCAAAGAATGAAAGATTAGAATGGGATGTTAAAGCAGGTGAGGCATCAGGCACAACAGATGTATTTCCCTTAGGAACTCAAGGAAATGGTGGTGGGTTTAGTGTTGCTGAAGGTGCGAATGATACTGCACATCAGAACTTCACTCATAACGGAATGCGAATATTGCATGAAGGTTTGAGATATAATGATGGCACAAGTGGTGATGAAACATTAGGTGCAACAGCAAATACCAGACCATTTCTTGATTATATTTCATCAACTAGTGGAAGCGATTTTGCATTCCACACGGGACATACTAACCCTGGTAATGTTACTTGGCCGCAGTATCTTGCGGTTAAAGTGTCAACTCGTGCTCAAGGTCAGGTGTTAAATAGAATTAGGTGGTTCAAACATACAAATGCCATCGGTAACTGTAACATTTGGGGAACTAATAGAGAAGTAGATCGAAGTAATTTTACTGACACTTCCACTAATTGGACTTTCATAGCTCGTGTACACTTTGGTGGACAAGGTTCTGGTAGTGAAGGTGGTCAAAGATCACAATCTTTCTCTAATGTTTATGGATATAGATGGTATATGATTGAAATGGTTGATATCAACTCATCTGCATTAACATATCCTAATATTGGAAGTAGAGGTGGATGGGCAATGTATGGAGTAACATTCGACAACACATAAAATGAGTCAGTTAACACTATCAGAATTAAGTGGTATTGCCGCATCAATTAATCAAGTTGATGTTACTCAAGGTCATACCTTAGAATTAGAAGGTAATCTTCGCTTCGATCATACTGGAGCGCATACACTTCCATCAGGAAATACTGCATCGAGACCTGCTTCTCCTCCTATGGGAGCACTACGTTTCAATACAGATGCATCAGCGTTTGAAATTTATGTTGGAGTTTGGCAGGCACTCGGTGGTGGCGCTGCTGGTGGCACAATAGGATCCTTTGAAAATCCTGCTAGGAATGGTATTGATCTTAAAGAAGCAGGACTAAGTGATGGATATTATTGGATTGCTCCTATTGGATATGACGAACCAAGATATTGTTTTGTTGATAACACAAACTATGATGGTGGATGGGTTTTAGTAAAAACGATTGGATCTAATACTACAAATCATTGGTCTACATTTGAATCAAATAATCTGTATAATCAAACCATTGATGGTAGAGCAGTACAATATGTTCCACACTCAGGAACAGGATATAGCACTAGTGATGGTCGTCGTTGGGATGATAGATTTATTGTTGATTTAGGATCATTTGCTAATGGTGGTGCTGAAACTATTAATATAAGAATTGCACAAAATGGAGCATATCCTCCTGGTGGTGTATACGATACATATAATGGCGGACAAACTAGTAACTGGCGTTATGCATCGTTCATTCGTATGAATAACGGTATTCATTACTTCAGTTCAACAAATACTGGTGGAGATGGTCGCCAAGGTGATCGCCGTGAAGGCACATTTAGTGTCTCCCATGTTTATCCCTATAACTGGGAAAGACCTGGTGGTCATGATCATATTAGATTGTTTAATGATCAATACAAAGTATTTGATTATCACTCAAATCCATCAAGTTTTCAAACATCTCGTTATGGTGTAAATAGAGTCCTCTATGGTTATACTGGTTCCAACTCTGGTCGTGGTATCTATGGCGGATCTGCATCATTTACAGGCAGCAACAACTTAAACCCAGGATATTTCTTCATACGATGAGTATTATTAAAGTAAATAAAATTACTGCTGATTCTGATCATAAGTTCAGGATTAAGATGCCATCTAGTGCTCATTTGAATATTAGAGGTAATCTTGCTATTGATGATAGTTCAGGATTAAAACTTCCTGTAGGGACTACAGCGCAGAGACCTACAACTCCTGCTGCTGGAATGATCAGATATAATTCTGATTTAGGTGTTGTAGAAGGATATGATGGTGGATCATGGAAAAATTTGATGCAACCCGAGACTGCTGCTGCTGGTGTTGTTGGTGACGTACCTAGAAGAGGACTTGTTATTTGGTTGGATGCTAATAATCCTGCATCATTGAAACCTAATTCAAGCGATCAGGATGCTAATTATTGGTATGATATTTCGGGATCAAACTATCACTTCAGTATTCCTACTGATAGATACGCTAGTGAGACTATCAATAATGAAACTGTTAAGTTCATGGACTTCTCAGTGAATGGTTCTGGATGTGCTAAGTTCTCACATTCCAATTACATTGATGTCCCGTATTTTCCTGCTGTTAGTGTTGTTTTCTTCTTGAAGTGGAGAACAGACAATAGTCAGTGGAGGACACCTTTGCGTTCTCGTGATGCCGACCATCAGATTATTGTGCAAGACGGCGGTAGAAGTCTAGGCATGTATGATAACAATAATGCTGGTTTCCAAGATAGTGGATATGATATTGATCAATTCCCTAACTGGGATAGTAAGTTCAACATGTATACTTGGAGATTATCTAACTATACTTCTGGTCAGTATTCTCCTTGCTATCAATGTTATTTGAATGACGAGGCAAGTGCTAGAGCAACCATTAACAATGGAAATGCACAATTTAATAGAGGATTTCACCATGTAGGTGCATGGGGTCAGGGTGATAGAAACCCTCATAGTTCATCTCAGAACTGCGGTTCTTTCCCTGTGTTCATGTATTACAATAGACATATTACAGAGGCGGAAAGAACGCAGATCTATAATTACTACAAAGATGATTTCGATATCTGATAAATAATACGAAGGTACAAGACTAGGTATGTCCCAACTTAATGTAGATAGAGTAGTTTCTTTAAGTGGTGGTGGCGGAACGGCACAATTCCAGTTGGAATCTAGTGGCAATTTTAACTTTGATTCGGGCACGCTGTATGTCGATAGTGCGAATAATGAAGTTGGTATTAACACTACAAATCCGCGATCAAACTTAGATATTTCTGGAACGGGTAGTGTTGTTGTTCCCGTTGGTACAACTGCTCAACGCCCTGGAACACCTGTTCAAGGTATGTTCCGATATAATACAACTGATGGCACGTTTGAGGGATATTCCTTAAATAGCAGCACAAATCAACCCGAATGGGGACCTATTGCTGGTAGCGGTGGAGGAACACCGAATCAATCTACCGATAGATTTAGTGTTGATTATTCTCAGGGTGCTGTCCTTAAATCCAATGGAACTGAAGCATATTGGTCTTTTGAAGGTGTCCTAAATGATTGGGGATTGGCAAGAATTTGGACCCATGGATATGTTGGTGGTGGATATCAAAGTGGTTCACCATGGAGAAACGTCAATAGAACTGTTCATGCTACAGATACATCATCAAACTTAGGTGATACTCTTGATAGATCTGGTGCTTATATGGCAGGATCTTTCTCGGATAATAGACACTTCTTCCATTCTATGGAGAACACTTATAGAGGTTCTTCTAACTATACGTCTGGTTTCAGTATGACCTCTGAATCTGGTATCTCACACCAAAACTCTTGGGATATGACTGTTAACAGAGGATCGATGGGTTCATTCCAAGATTATGAACATTCTGGTGGAATATCCTATCTACAGGGTGGTGGTAACGCTAGAACTGATGCATTTAATGTTGTTACAGAGGTTATGAGAACATCTGGATTCCCTCCTAACCATGGTGATGGTGGTGATGACCCTACATGGGGTGGTAACTCTAGAACAAAAGGATGGTATAAGCGTGGTGGCACACGTCAAGCAATGACATTTAAGACTGAATCTTGGGTTAGTTGGAACCATGGACCTGGTGGTGATGGATGGAAGAAAATTCTTGGTACTATGTTAGGTCACATGTATGTTGGAACTGGTAACAATAACCAGAATGGCAATCAAAAGTGTGATGATACATCAGGTATTCAGGTTAGAGGTATTGACTTCGGTAGAATGGGTGAGGAAAACTTTGAAATTGGAATGAGGAAAGGTTATTGCTTGGGTAACTATAATGGTTCTCAGAATAACAACACCTTCAAGGTGAACTATCAAACTGATGGTGTTACTAACCTTGGTGGATCTTCACCTCCGACTGGTCATGGTGGCATGAGTTCTGCTCATTGTTCTTCTGCATCTGCTATTTCTGGTGTTGATGACAATGGCGTCGCACAATACAACTACGGCACAACTATTCCTAACTTCTGATGGCAACTACTAATCCCGATATTATCGTTCTCGATGAAGAGAAATGGCCTCAGATTAAAGTCTGGGGTACAAGAATTGGTGACTTCTTAGGTCTAGAAGTCTTTGAATTGGAAGATCAATACTTCCAATATATTCCTCAATACATTCATTATCTTAGATTTGATTATAAGACTGGCACCTTTGGTCAGAGATACTGGGGTGAATACAGAGCAGAAAGATCTGAGTATGGTGAGAGTGAAGAAGGGACTACACAAAAAGATAAAGTAGCAGTTGATTCTGCTATTCAGCAGCAATATACATTGCCTTTCATGAAGAAAGTAGTTGCATTAGCAGTGCAAGAAGTATTTGAAAAAAGATATCAAGAACTCCGTGCTACATATAGTAGTCTTGAAGATGCAACGTGGGGAGACCAACTTGCAGAATCTCAAGCATATTTGGCAGACAATAGTCACGAAACTAAGTTAATTCATAGGTTAGCAGAACTTCGTGGGTTGACAACTGAACAGTTTGCTGGTAAAGTTGTCGAGAAACAGGGTGAGTGGAAAGGCAAACTTTTTGATCTCGCTGTTGCAGAACAGACGTTGATTGTTAAATTAAAAGCAATCACAAATGTCGCTGATGTCAATGTATTCCTAGAAGATTACTTCGGAATCTCAATGTCAAATCAACAATGTCTAAATTACGGTAGGTGTATTGAAAATGAAGACGGACTCATCGTCAGAAAAGAACCTTTTGAGTACGGAATTAGATTCTGAGAGACTGCCTTTATCTAAAACAATCGAAGACCTAGAGAACATTGATCCCTGGGTCTTATCTGATTTTGATGAAGGATTGGTCGGATGGAGTGATTCTCAATTCTTTGGTCAAACTGATTATCAAAACAAATATTTTGTTGTTAACTCACAGGTAACACCTTGGCGTCAAATGCGTCAAGCAATTATGGAGATCCAGACGCGATTTAATGCTCTCCAGAAAGTAACCATTTCATATAAGCGAACACTCAACGATATCGCTAGAATTCGCCATGAAATAGAGACTGAGGAAGATCCATATTTCAAGCAAGATAAAGAATATGAAATCGAGATTTTGCTTCTCGATAAACAAGTATGGCACAACAAACTGCGTCAGTGTAAGAGAGAGATTGAAGGTCTGTTGCGTATCATCAAAGAGCGCACAGGAGAGAATGTTGATCTCGAAGATCTGGAGACACTCAAGGCAACCATCCTCGCAAAAGAAAATGAGGAAGGTGAAGAGGTTAAATATTGGATTGCTCGTTTAGCAAAACAATGCTCCATCGATCTTCTTACCACTGGTAGGATTCAAGCAGGCAATCTAGATAGTATGCTTATGATGAGTCCTGAAGATCAAGCAGCAGTGACTGATCTGGCAATGACATATTCTACTGCTATGAATATCAATGTCGGTAAGATTAAAGCAGCAGCAGAAGAAAAAGTAGAGAATATGTTAAAAGGTCAAGGACCTCAAATGTTTGACACCTCTGGAGTATTAACTGATTATGCAAACAACAACGTTGAAGACCGCTATCTTCAGTCTTCCGATAAATCCGAAACTGGATCTTGATTATATTGAGGAAGGGTTAGTCCCCTTCCTTTTACAGCATCAACATCTAATTTACGATCTATATTTCACCTCTAGGATGCCACCATTCTCGCAAGATGCGATGGGTGATGTATTTCGTACAGAGACAGATGCACAGCAGGTTGCTATCAATGCTCTGGTGATTGGTGAGAAGACTGGTATTCCTTTGTCTGCTACGTTTAATAACATCTGGGTGCGTCCAGATCAAAAGAACTTAGATGAGTTTATTAAAAACTTTAAGTTCTTGTATGATGCTGGTGTTAGGACTGCAACTATTCCTCATACATCATGGGTGATGACAGGACAAATCCAAAAAGAATATCCTGAACTAAAGATCAAGAATACTATTATTCGTGAGGTAGTCAAACCTAACGAGATTGTCACTCTCGCTAGTGCTGGATTCAATTATATTAATCTGGATCGTGATGTTATGCGAGACAGAGAAGCATTGGATCGTATCAAACAAGCAAAAGAATATTGTGCAGAGAAAGGAACTCCTATAGAGTTGTCATTACTTGCTAATGAACATTGTTGGGGTGGTTGTCCTATCATGCCTGAACATTATCAGTACAACAGCACACGACAAGGAACAGAACCGCAATACTTCAACAGTGAAATCAGTCGTATTTCATGTTCACGATGGGACGCAGTTGATCCTGCACATGAACTTAAGGTTGCTAATCTTCCCCCATGGAAGAGTGATTGGAAAGAATTCTTAGATGTTATTGACGTATTCAAACTACATGGTAGAGAAGATACTATGCGACTATTAGAGTCCATGGATCTTATTAAGCGATGGGATGATCCCACTTGTAGTTTAATGTATCCTGAGTTTAAGGATTACATGCAGGATGTTGATATGCCCGATGCACCTATCAACAAATGGCGTGAAAAGATCAAGACATGTAAGTTTGACTGTTGGGATTGTAACTATTGTGAAACTGTGGTAGAATTCCGACTGAAGAAACAAAAGCGTGAAATGAATCCTCTGGTAGATAGAGTCATCCGTGCCATTGATAATGCTGTGGACGATAACTCCAACTTCAAACCCGATGGATATAATGTTCTTGGTCTGTCTTCTAATAAAGTTAGACATTTCTTGAACAATCTATGTTCAGAGCGTGGTACAATCTATGCAGATGTTGGTTGTTACACAGGCAGCACGTTGTTTGCTGCTCTGATGGGTAACGAGGCAGTAAAAGCATATGCTATTGATGATTTCTCTGAAGGATGTATTCGTCCTAAAAATAAGAATCTATTTGACAAATATACCATTGATAATCCTATCGATGAGTTTATTCAGAACGCTGAGAAGTATTTCAATACAGATTGTTCAGTTGGTTTCTGTGTTAAACCTATCCTACAGATGGAGTTTAATCCAGACTTCAAACCTAATGTTATCTTCTATGATGCAGAGATTGAAGACAATATGATTCCTAACTTAGAACATATTCACAATCAAGCAGAAGATTCATACATCTTAGTTGTTGATGATGCAAACTTTAATGGTGCTGTTGATAACGCAAAAGAATTCTTGAAGGGTAAAGATGTTGTTTACGACAGAATTATCAGGACAGAGATCGTAGAAGATGACAAGGATTGGTGGAATGGTTTGTATATTGCAGTCGTTGAAAAATGATCAACGTTATTGATAATTACTTACCTGAACAAACATATAATAACATCCGTAATCAGATGTTAGCATTTAATTTCCCTTGGTTTAGTTCAAAGATTGTCAGTGATAGTCCTCAGAACTACAAGAGAAATGTTCAAATGATTCATATGTTTTATACAAATCATGCACCACAGACAGATTATATGCAGGTCATTTATCCTCTACTTGATAAGATTCAACCCCTGTCGATTGTGAAGATAAAAGCAAACTTTATGACAGGTACGGATCGTATTGTTGAACATGGACTGCATAATGATATTACAGAGGCAGAAGATCGCCCTTATGTTAAGACATCGATCTATTATTTGAACACCTGTGATGGATACACAATGTTTGAAGATGGCACTAAAGTAGAAAGTGTCGGCAATAGATTTGTAGAGTTTCCTAACTCAATGAGGCACACAGGAACATCTACAACTGATGAATATCGTATGGTTTTGAATCTAAATTATGTTTAAGAATTTAATTGGTCGTTATGTCAAATTGGTCGCTAAGATCCCTGAGAGACATTATTGGCCCTTGTTTATTATTTTGTCATTGTATTTTGTAATTCCATACAGTGAGTTTGTGGTCACACTTGGTGCTCTTGGTTATTTCAAGTTTGAGAAATCCTATCGTAAGTTCTTTGCAAAGGTAATCTCTCCTCTGCCTGATGTTATCAAGTATGGTGGATCAGTTATCTTCTTTCTTGTGATGTTGGATGATACTATTTTTTATGCATCTATTATCCTGTTGGCATTTTGGAGCAATAGACAAGTAAAGAAGATAAATAAGAGTGAAGAATAAACATAATTCATGTCAGAATTAAATGTAGGAACCTTGAATGTTGGAACTACATCATTTACGGGTGATTCCACTACACAAATTACAGGTATTAATAGTCTATCTGATGTCCCTGGGGTGCATAGCAACGTTATGTCTGCTGCCAATGGGCAAGCATTGGTGTTCGATGGTACTAATTATGCTGCCGCTGCTATGGGTGGTAGATTGTTAGGCATGAACGTATATACATCACAGAATGGAACTTGGAACTCTAACTCTACTACTGGTGGTAGTGGAACATGGACAAAACCTGCTGGATGTAATTATGTTTTAGTATATGTCACTGGCGGTGGTGGTGGAGCACGAGTTAATGATAACAGCTACCGTGGCGCAGGTGGCGGTGGTGGTGCTACTGCTATCAAGTGGATTGATGTCTCTGGTGTATCATCAGTCGCTTATACTTACGGCGCTGGTGGTAGTTATGCTAGAAATAGTGGCAGGGGATCATCAGGTGGCACTTCATCTTTCGGTTCTTATTGTACTGCTGGTGGTGGACAAGGTGGACAAACTGATGTTCCCCACCAAGGTGGACCTGGCGGAAGTGCTTCTGGTGGTGATATTAATGTACCTGGCGGTGGTGGTGAGATGTCTCACGGTCACAACAGAGAAGGTGGTGCTGGATCATCATTCTGGCACTCTGCAGGATCATCACACCATTACTATAACAACCAAGAAGAGATTACCCATGGTCAGTGGGGATCTGGTGGAGGTTATGGTTACTATTCACAGAATGGTTTTGCACACAATAATAGTCGCGGCGGTGCAGGTTGCGTTATCGTATACAATTATTCCTAAGTTTCATGGCATATCAAGCATTAGTTCACGGTCCATCTGGACAAGTAATTGAGTTTAAGGAAGGAGACGAATCTGTAAGATTTGAAGTTACTCCCGAACTTACATGGGTGGAAGGTCCTGAAACTATTGAGGAAGGATTACAACCACCTGATTATCAATATAGTGAAGAGACCGAAGTTATCAGTAAAAGAACATTTCCTGCTCCTTCGTATGATTTATCAAGACGATTAGATTATCCTACTGTTGAAGAGCAATTAGATTTGCTCTGGCATGATATGGATGAGGGCAGAATCGCTGGCAAAGATACATCTAGGTGGTTTGGTGCTCTCAAGAGTGTTAAGAACGCCTATCCGTCTGAGTGACGCTTACAGAGGTGGCACAGGGGGTATACAACCCCCTTTTTTTGTGATATGATACTGGGGTATTCAACGGAGAACCATGCCTCAATTCACTCTCATCTGTACTGATGAGGATTCTACTGTCACAACTAAAGAATTTGAAGCAACTTTGCTCCCTGAAGTAGTAGAGAAGACGCAAGACTTCTTGAAGGGTGTAGGTTATTGCTTTGAAGAATTGCATACTCAAGTGTTCCCTATCCCAGAAGATACTAGCGATAAGGATGAATATGCATCCATTTATCGTAACATCGACTGAGATATATAACACTGTAGTTTACTATTCGTTCACGTTTCAAACTCATGGGCAAGACTTATCGGCGGGGTGGAGACGAGCGAGGATACTATTCCTTCGGCAAATCCATTCGTGACAAGCGTTCAAAAGGTGGCACCAATCGTTCAAACTGGGGAGACAACAATGACGAAAACTTCTCAACCAAAGGATCAAAGAAAGGTCGAAAGAACATCGACACAGACTATGATAACGATGGGTGGCATTGATTATGAAATGGAAAAAGAATATGAAGAACTAGAATTTGATGACTATTCTGAGGTAGACTACGACCTCGATTACACTCACTCAGTATGAATCATGGACGGAGAATCTCAACACGAAAAATTTAATAGAGGACTAGACCTTTTCATGGAATCGGTTCACAAACCTGATCATGAATTGCGTCAATGTGCTCACAATCAAAAATGTTACCATGAACTCATGTACATCAGGAGTTATGTGCTTGACTATCTCAAAACTCTAAGGAGATAATCAATGATACTTCACTCCGCAATCCTTGACTCTGATGAGAAAATGATCTTAAAAGATGCATTGTTTCTTTATGTCTCTGACTTGCAGAAACGATACTATAGGGATAAAATGATCCCTGAATCTTCATACCTTACCAAAATGAAAGAGGTTGAAGGTATTGTTGACAAATTACATTTGACTGACCTTTATCGATGACTATTCAAGTTTTCAATCCTAAGTGGTATTTCCAATCTCAGTTAGGAACTAGGTCTCAACTAATCATTGATGAGTTGTTTCGTGAGTATATCTCAAACGAAAATAACTTTCATCAACCTGAGGATTGGAATTGTAATGTGCAGACATCTTGGTCCACTCAACCTGATGAATCTGCACCTTATGGTGAGTGGTTGGACGTAATTCGTCCAATCTTTGATAAGTTTATCGAAGAAGTCGGATCACAAACTGATATTGAAATCCTGCCAATGAATGCATGGGTTAGTAAATATAACTCAGGCGATTCACAGGAAGCACACGATCACTGTGATCCAAGAAATAATCTGAGTATGGTGTACTTCCATACTATAAATGATGATGATGGATGTGCATTTAAGTTCATCAACACTGAACATCAACTGTATAAATCTCAGGGACTTGATGTATTAAATGCACCAACACAGCAGGTAACAGTTCCCGAAGTAAAGAAGGGAGATGTTATCATTTTTCCAGCACATTATTTGCACTTAGTGTCACCTCATCGTGGCACTGAAACTAGAATTACAATCAGTGCAAACTTTAACGTTATGCCAGCACAACAACCTGCACAAGATGCTGGACAAGAAGACTAACCCCGTGTATATTAACAATGTCATCGCTAAAGAAACTAACGAAACAAATCAACCATTGCTTAAAGCATCCTGAGAACTATACTGAGGATGAGATTCACACACTGAAAAAGAAAAGGCGTCAATTTCTTGATGTTGAACGCCGTGCAAACATTGAACAACGTGGAGGTTTTGGACAGTATGTACAATGAAGAATTTGACATCGAATGGGATGAACATGACATGGTTCAAGCACCTGAAGATGATTGGATTGCATCCGTATTAGGTGAAGAATCAGAGGTAATCGATGGCATCTCGTGTTAAGTTAATTGCGAAAAGTCGCATGGCAAACAAGATCTTCACCTATGATTTGAGACGTGATCCTTATGCCTATGTGACTGATCGCAAAGATAAATGGCACTTGTACCATCCCAATAGTGGAATGGAACTATGGGTTCACCCTAAAAATGATCCTGACTGGGAGATTAAATCATGAGCAAAGATCGCTGGCGTGTATCATGGAGACGACAAAAGAAAGTCAATGGATTCACTTCAAAACAATCAGTTATTGTTTACGGCATTGACAATGTTGAGCATGTAATTAAAACAATGGTGCCCACGGATGAGTGGGATGTGACACCTGCATAACTGACACAGACTCCTTGACAGGGGTCTTTTTTCATGCGATACTATATTCATAGTCAAGCGATCACATGAACCTTCGTCCTCATCAGCAACGTGCATTTGATGCTATGCAAGCAAACAATGCAGGTCAAATCATCGTTCCTACTGGTGGCGGCAAGACCTATATCATGATTGCCGATACAATCAACCAACTAAAGTCTGGTCGTAAAACTATTGTTGTAGTTGCTCCGCGTATTCTCCTCGCTAATCAATTGTGCGAAGAGTTTATGCAGTTTGTGAGCGCAACTTGGACGCATGTTTGTCATGCTCACAGTGGTGAAACGCACTATTTCAGTAGCACTAAGAGTGATAAGATTGCTCTGTTCTCTAACACTGCGTGGGCAGCGAGTGAGTCCTGCATTATATTCACAACCTACCATTCTCTGCACCGCGTTGTAGATAGTGGTATCAATATCGACACCATTTATTTTGATGAAGCACACAATGGCACCGCAAAAAGTTTCTTCCGTAGCGTCTTTGCTACTGCTCAGTATGCTAAGCGCAGGTATTATTTCACTGCAACACCTAAAACTGGTCGTGGTGTAAGTGTTGCTCGCGGCATGAATAACACCGATGTTTGGGGTGGCACTCTCTGCAATGTTCCTGCACAGGAACTCATCGCTAGTGGTGCAATCGTTCCCCCTAAAGTTGTACCGTTTGAGACCAATCGTATTCGCACTAAGCATAATGCACACGATGTTGATGCTGACAACTTGAAGGATATGTTTGAGCAACTCGATGATGCTCAGAACCCCAAAGTTTTGGTGTCTGCACCATCCAGCAAAGTGCTGGGTAATATGCTCGGACAGACTGACATTCTTGAGTATTTCAAGAACAATGGTTATGACGTGATGCACATCACCAGCAAGTTCGGTGCTATCATCAACGGCAAGAAAGTTGGTCGCGAAGAGTTCTTCAACGTGCTCCAGTCTTGGGGTGCTGATGACACTAAAAGGTTTGTGATCTTCCACTATTCTATTCTCAGTGAGGGCATCAATGTGCCTGGGTTGACTCACACTATTCTCCTCCGTAATCTTCCCATCGTTGAGATGGCACAGACAATCGGTCGTGTTATCCGTGTTCATAAAGATGATCGCGCTGCTGTTGCTGAGGGACGTATTCCTGCTGGTGCGTTTCATCTTTACAAGAAAAGTGAGGGCATTGTGAGTATGCCTATCGGTTACAAAATGGGCAACGCTATTGCACAACGTTTGCAAAATGTTGTCAATCAAATATTCTTGGAGGGCGTTCCTCCTCTTGCCTACTGCTGATTATGAACTACACAAAAGCACAACTCATCGATGCAATCGTGGCAGAGTGGGAATATCTCTGCCATGATGATTATGATCCTGATGATCAAACTCCCGAAGAATATCGTGAGGACTTGATTAACATGTCAATCGAAGAAATCATCGAAGAGACATCAACTGATGAACATTTTACCCTAGAAGAGTATATGGAAATCTGGGGGTGACTGTGCCAGTTGGTCAAAGTGTCCACTGATCGCCCCATTGGGTCCGATTCCGTGTCATACTATGTTCATAGTCAAGCAATCAACCATGCGCCACACAAAAGCACAAGTTCTCGAACAGTTCCGCTACAACTGGAAGGTGGAATGTCTCGCCAATCCTTCCTACAAAAGTGATAAGATTCGCAAGCGTATTGCGTTCGGTAACTTCACTGATATGCTCTGCAAGAGTGGTGACATCACCCTGAAACAGTACGAGACATGGAGCAACCCTTTCTGATGGAAAAACTTATGTCATGTAACACAAACGAAGAGATCATGGAATCTCTTTTTGAACAAGTTCAGGAAGAATATCCTGAATTGCCTATTGAACAACAGGCAACAATCGCTTCTCAACGTTTCTGGAATCTCGCACAATGAAAGCATAAACAATGGACAACGGTCTTCTGATACTGTGACACCTGACAAAGCGCCACACAGGCGCTTGTAGGTGCCTTAAAATCGTGTATTGTATAAGAGTCAAAGGAACACCACACATGCTTTTCAAAGGTCCAAACGGTCGCATCTGCTCTACTCTCTCAGGTCCCGAAATTCTCGCACTATCTAACACTGATGACTTCATTGAAAACACCAAAATTGTTGCTGAAAAAACTGGGTCGATGGATCTCTGGCGTGAAATGTTCGGTGATGATGATGGAATCGGACAAGACTCTGCCTTTATGGATGACAACTTCGGAGGGTAATTTCGACCTATGAAAAGTAACACTCAAACGTATCTCGTGCGACTCTATGATGAGTTCACAATGATGCAAGTCTCTCGGACAATGCCCACCAAACCAACAACACATAAGGGCATCAAAGCACAAAACAATCGAGTGCTAAAATGGGCACAAAAAACCTATCCAAACCAAATTCGTTACGAGGTTGAAGCACTAAAATGAACAACTTTGAAGCACTACAACTCAGCAACGAAATTCAGGAACAAATTGAACTTGTGGGAGATGTTTGGGAACTGAGTAATTTTGAAATCACTGCGCTATGTGGTATCGTCTCGGATGCTTTTGCTGCTCGTGGTATCACAATGCAACAAACACTAAATGTAAAAAATGACTGATAAAAAGAACATCGAAGATGTTACTGACTTACCCGAGGATTGGCAGGACTTTTGGTTCAACGAAGATCTGGGTTTAGAATACTCTCTGGACGAAGAAACCATGAGAGAATTGATGAAACCACGCAATCCCGTTAGTAACTACGTCGATGACGTATTAAAAGGTAAAAACTCAATTTGCAAACGCGAATCCCCTCTTTCTGAATAATCATGTTTGACACAACTCTCGATCTCTTTTGCCACAACGACAACACCAATGATCGTGATCATATGATCGATCAGATGGCACAATTGTACTTTCGTTCTATGGTAAACAATGCTGAAAATGGTGACAAGTTTGATGCTTGCGCCTGCTATGAAGAGTGGGTTGTTGATGGTGTAGATCCTCAAGATGTTGACTTTGAGTTTATCTTCGCTCCTGATCTTACAGAGGAGAGAGAAGAGAATTAAACTCCGCGTGTGCCAGTTGGTCAAAGTGTCCACTACTGGTTGATTCCGCGTCAATCTCGTGTATTCTATAAGAGTCAAAGGAACAGCACCAAATGCAACTTACTAACTCCGCCACCATTGTTGACTTCTTCCCTGAGGCATTTATTGCTGAGGCATGTGAAGTTAAGGGCATGAAAGTTGTCGTCAAACGTTTCATCAAGCGTGTCACTTTCCGTGCTAATGGTATGAAATCCTACAGCGTTATTGGTGCAACTGACTTCAAACATGAGGTTGCTTCGCGTATTGCTAAGGGTGCTGAGGTTACTGACTACAACACCGACAAAATGCCTCGTGAAGAGTATGCTCCCATGGCATGTGTGGGTTGATTTATGAAACAATCCTTCGCTGATTTCGCCGCTACTCAACAACAACGCATGGACAATCTCGCACTCGTTCTCAAGTACTCTGAAATGCTTTGTGAAGCATTGACCCAAGATTTCTACAAAGGTGGTAGAAAACTGGACTACAAGTTTTACATTGAAAGTGGTAGAAAGTATCACAAAATTGTGATGGAATGTGAGAACGGTTCTAAGTCTGTTCATGCATTTGTAGAGAAGAAGTTTGGTGCTGTGTATAAACCAGCATCATGGAAAGCGCCCGCTAAGCACATCCGCTTCACACTGCTAGATGATAACTCCCGCGAAGAATGTTTCGCCCGTTGTGATTGGTCAGGCGGTTATCTTTACATGTGAGTGTAGAGAAATCAAGGGGTAAAAAACCAGTTGACAAACTGGCACAACACCCCTTGAAAAATGCCCAAATCTGTGCCATACTACTAGTATGAAAAACAAAGCAAACAACATGAAAAATCAGTTCCAATCACTCATCGAAGATTCTGCATTTGTTGATGCAATCGCGCAACTTTCTGCCTTCGTTGATGATACTAACGCTGATGCAGATATGGCATACGATTGGGTATGTGAAATGGCAGATTGTTCCTCCTTTGTTTGTGATAATAAAGCATGGGATATGTTCTATGATGCCTGGGAATCTTGCGACAATCGTAACTGCACCGAATACAACTTCGCCTGATAACTAACAAGAATTATGCAAAACAACTATCTGACTGATTACATCGAATCCAAAGGTTACACTGTTCGAGAGTGTTACAAACCTGCTAAAAAAGAGATTCCCGCTTCTATGCGTGATCGCTATTCTTCTTATGAAGAGTATGAAGAAGCACTTCACGATTTTCTCAATGGTATGTGATATGAAAGAAAAAACTAACCTCATTCCGTTGTACAACGGTGCTGTGAAAGTCTCTCCCAATTGTCTCAAAGATCCTGCAATCATGGCAGCATTAGAATCACTCTCCAAGCGTAATTGGCAGGCGTATCCATCACCCGCAGGCGTGTGGAACATTTCTGATCGACACTAGGACAGTCAACAAACTGGCACACAGGTGGTATACAGCGCCCGCCTATGCCCTATAATAAAGACATCAGGGGGAGGGAAACCAACCCCACCAAACATTCACTCAACTCTCTCATCATGCGTAAGATCGAAACTCAAATGAACGCTGCTCTCGCTAACAACAAGAACTGGCAGTCTGGTAACACTTCTGTTCACTTCAACGAAGAAAACAACACCTCTATTGTTCGTCTTCACGGTAACAAAATTGCTGTCTTGGGTGATGACTTCCTTGAGATCTTTGATGGTGGTTGGCAAACAACTACAACTAAATCTCGTCTCAATGCTATCATCAATGAGTTCTGTAATGGCGTCACTGATGGTGTTTTCCAGAAGAATTATGAGTGGTTCATTCGTGATAACAACGTCGTGAGAGAATTCGAGCAAGGTTATATCTTCGCCTGATACATTCACAACAGAGGGTTTATATAATTGTGTCTCCTGCCGCGAGACCTCCCCTCTACATATTTCATCCCCTGTTTGCATCACTTTCCAATGAAATTCGTCCTCATCACTATCATCGGCGTTCTCCTCTGGAATAGTAACGACGCGAGACACTTCACAGCAGATGTACTCAACGATGCTGCTGAATTCGTCCGCCCCACTGACAACACAATTAAAATCACTTTCTGATGCAAACTCCTACTATTGTTCGTCGTGTTGGGTTCAATCAGTTCACAACTATCCCTAACACTAAACAACCCAAATACATCAAAGTTCTAGATCCCAAAACTCTCAAAGTTTCAATCATTCACATCAACAAATGAGACTATTCCTCGCTGCCCTCGTTATCATCATCGGTGCAAACATCGGTGTTTCTGTCATTAACTACGTTTCAGAACTTCAGGATGCAAAATTGCAAAAACTATGTAAAATAGATAACAGTTACTGTAAAGAATAGTGCATCATGTTTTATACGAATGGAGTGAATTAGTGGAACTAGATAAGCACGTCGTTGAACTTGAACGTGCTATCGATAGTATAGACCAACTCACAAAATCTCTCTACAAAACAGACAACAAACATCTCTACAATTCTTCCCTCATTACTATCAGAAATGAACTCAAACAACAACTGGATGACATTCTCTCACAGTTCACAAATCCCTCAACAAAGTAAATACAACGATGACAATGATGGCGATTGGGATGATATCCTATCCCCAGACGATTACGACCTTTATATTGAAATGAGGGCATATGAAAAATCTAACCGTTGATGACTTCAAACAAGGAGAATACATCACCTGGAAAGAACACAAAGGGTTCATCAATTTTATCTCCCCAGAGTACATAACTCTATGCATCAGAACTTATGACAAACCCAAACAAATCGCAGAACATTCCAGACACAAACAAAACTTCGTCTGTTTACTCATCTACTCATCAGAATGGCACAACATTGTTAGAACAACTCCAATACATCAAACTAACAATGAAGGAACTAACTTCGATCCTATTCAATTCATGGCGAGATCACATGATAGAATTTCAGAGAAACAACCGTAAACGCCCTAAATGATACTTTTCCACAATATATGCGGAATCTGTGGAAATGTGGAAAAAAACATGTTTGTGTGTTTTATTCCCCTTAAATGTGCTCTCATGATGTAGTCTTAGCACGCTTCCTAACGTATGTCAACCCCTCTCAGATCACCTCCGAAAGTGTCACAATGCACCCCTTGACAAAGTATCAGAAACATGATACAATAACCTTGTAGAGGTTCAGAAACAGGTTCTGTACTAAATGACAACAATCACAGGTCCTCCAAAGTATCAACAACTCTTAGAGAGTTACTACAACAAACAGTGTTCCCTTGATGATGGAATAGCACTGTTTCAGTTCTTATTAGATACTGATCAATGTTGGGATTGTGAGATCCTCTCTTATACTGCCAGTTATCTACTATCAGAGGGTTATTGTTACTACGTTTATTCACCTTAATTCAGAACACATGAATTTTCACATCTATGACGAATTAGAGATTCTCAGAGGATCTTTCAGCAGCATTTATGACATGGAAAGGTACATCGATGGTGTTCGGAATGCAAGGGGAGATAATTTCCCAAATACTCCGAGAATGTCATGCTTCGATTATATCAAAACGATAGGATGGCAGTGGGAATGTGTTGACAACTATATGCCCAGTGAGGTATAATGGGAGGGTATAAGAGGGTCACTATGTAACACCTACTAAGACAGTTTTAAATGTTATTGAGGGCAGTTAAATTAGCCCCCCTAAATGTTATAAACGGCCACTACCCTAACCTACAAAGGTTCCCAGACGCCCTAGATATTATTCGAGTAATTACTCAAGGGCGTATAAAAAAATTTCTGAGGTAAAAAAATGGACTCTGAGACCCGTATAGAGAGACAGGAGACGAGAGTATGGGCGATAGAGCAATTATTGCGTCGTGAGGGATTCTTAGATCCTCGCATGTATGAGTGTGCTGACTACTATGCATCAGGTTATGCATCACAGAATACAAACGATCTATATACACTATGGGTGGAGTGGAAGGAAGATAACCCCACAAATAACCCGCAAATAGTAAACAGGTTATAGAAGTATGTCACACAGATTCATTACAGAACTAGAAGAGGACGATTTCGGAGATCTTATCCTTACAATTCCGTATGAAGCATGTGAGGAATTAGGATGGGATGTAGGTACGAAATTAGACTTTGAGATTTCAGAGGGTAGTTTTATTTTAAGAAAAGCGAAAGATGAATGAAGATTATAATAAATGGCAGGATAACACCGAAGCCCACGAAGCTATCAGATTAGGTCTGATTGCCCTCTCAGAGCGCCTGGAGCGGGTCGAGAACGCGGTATCCACTATAATGGGTATTATGGATGCTAAATGGGATATTATGTGGTATAATGGGAGCGATCCACAATCTTTAAATCAGGAGGACATTAATGGCAAGAATGAAGAAGTCACTGACGGGTCAGAACATGATCGAGTCAGTGCCGAAGAAGACTAGACAGGGTGCAGGACAGCATACCAAGTATGCATCCACAAGTCGGAACAATGCGAAAAAGCGTTATCGGGGTCAAGGGCGCTAAATAGCATTGTTCAGTTTATAAGTTAAATGGCACTTAAGCAGGTAACAGGAAGAGATGTTGCCATCTCAAAGGCATTTAAAGATATCAAGATTGATTTTGCGAGAAATCCTTTTACCGATGATGTCGCGCATGTCAAGAATGATAACAGTATCAAACAAGCATTAAAGAATCTTGTATTGACTGTGCCTGGGGAAGTGCCATTTGACAATAGTATTGGTTCAAGAGTAAATGAATTATTGTTTGAACCAATGGATGAATTAATTTCTGATGCATTACAGGATGAAATCGCCGCGACGATTAATAAGTTTGAACCACGAGTATCACTGATTAATACAATTATTGAACCAAACTTCGAGACAGGTAAATACGGCGTAACGATAAAGTATCGTATTGTTGGATTACCTTTGACAGAAAGTGTTAGTTTCGTATTACAGAGACCCGAATAATGCAACCAAATAACTTAACAGCATTAGATTTTAATGATATCAAAGAATCTATCAAAGCATATCTGAGAACCAGAGAGGAGTTTACAGATTATGACTTTCAAGGTTCTAGTTTATCGTATCTAATTGACACGTTAGCGTATAATACGTACTATACGGCGTTTAATGCTAACATGGCAATGAACGAAGCATTCATTACGAGTGCTACAGTGCGTGATAATATTGTTAATATTGCAAAATTATTGAATTATGTGCCGAAGTCAGTCACATCGAGCACAGCATGTTTTAACTTAGAACTGCAAACCACTGCGGTCGGAGGTGTATATCCTACATCTTGCACATTAAAGAAGGGCGCAGTAGCAACTGGTGGTAATTATATTTGGAATAGACTGTCAGATGTAACGGTAGAACCTGATCCATCTACAGGTTTAGCGACATTTGAGAGTATTATGTTTAGAGAGGGTAATATTCTTACCTTCTCTTATGTTGTTAATACGTTTGCAACACAGGTTTATAAGATTCCTAGTGCAGATGCTGATATTTCAACCTTATCTGTTAGGGTAAAACCCAACGAATCATCAACTACATCCGATACCTATAGTAAAGTTGAGAATGTAACCAACCTTACATCAACTTCTAGGGTGTATTTCCTCTCTGAAGGTGAGGATATGCAGTACGAAATCAAGTTTGGTGATGATTCTATCGGCAGATCACTGAAAGATGGTGAGGTTGTTGTGCTTGAATACCTCACTACAGAGGGTTCTGCAGCAAATGATGTCAGTCAGTTTGCCTTTAAGGGTATTATACAGGACTCTAACGGCGCAACTTACGCTGCTGGGTCAACCACAATGACTGTTAAAGAGACTGCTTACGGCGGATCGTCTGCAGAGACCGTAGAATCGATCAAATATAACGCTCCTCGCTACTATTCCGCGCAATATCGGGCAGTTACCGCGCAGGATTACGCTGTGTTGACTAAAAAAGTCTATGATAACGCAAAATCCGTCGTCGCTTATGGTGGAGATTCGTTAAATCCGCCAATTTACGGTAAAGTTTACATCGCAGTGCAAACAAAAACGGGTTCATCACTCAATGATGCGACCAAAAAGTCCATTGCTGCGGATTTAAGGAAGTATGCGATGGCATCTATCGACCCTGTGATCATTGATCCCGAGGATATTTACATCTATAACAAGATTTTTGTTCAATATGACACTGGTTGCGGTGATGATACAACCACAATCAAGACAGATGTGCAAAATGCCATCAATCAATGGGCAACACAGACTGAAATTAACAACTTTAACTCAACTTTCCGCTCACAATCCTTTGAAAAAGCGATTACACTCGCTTCTAAGTGCGTTTCTGACGTATCTTTGCAGACAACTGTTGTCAGATACATCAAACCAGTCACTAATCAGACCAATACTTACATTATTGCGACTGGATCACCGCTTTATAACTCGGCACCATCACAATCTCAGTCTGCTAACACAACAAAAGAACCGATTTTGCTCTCTGGAACGTTCAGAACCGCAGATCGCCCTGGTGTAAACCAACAATTTGAGGATGATGGGTTTGGAAACCTTCGTGTTTTCTATAATACAGGTACTAGAAAGGTTATTACCAATAGTAGTGCGGGAACTGTCAACTATGACAACGGTGAAATTGCATTTGGACCTATTAATTTGATTGGTGCAGGTTCAAATGTTGCAGCAACTGGTGTAAACATTACAAATAGTGTTTCTGGTGAGGGATCTGTTACTGATTCTGACTCATTGCCTGGTAGTCTTCAGGTTCCTGTTCAGTTTATCCCCGCTAACTCCGCTTCGATCCCTGCATCGACTCCTGGAACTATTATCAATATTATTTCCCCTGAAGTTACAATTGCTCCAGTGGGAACAACACCACCTACGTCAATCCCTCTAAATAGTTTGACACCAACGATTTTCGACCAGACACCATCTACGGTTACGGTCGCTGATGTTGCCAACGGTGGCACCTTAAACACGTCTGATTGTATTTAAAATAAGAGATGAATATTAACAAGGTATCTCAATCGATTGTCCAACAGACTCCAGACTTTCTTGAGGAAGAATATCCTCTGTTTAATAGATTCCTGGAGTACTATTATCAGTCACAGGAAAAAACAGGTGCTGGTCAAAATATTATCAACAACTTTCTTCAATATCTTGATATTGACAAGTTGGACATCGGTATCTTGGAAGGCAAAACCAAGATTGTTGAGGCAATTACCGATAAATCTACAAAAATTGTTGTAGAGAGTATTGAACAGTTCTTAGAAGAGAACGGTTCAATCATGATTGGCGATGAAGTCATCTATTATGAGAACACAACTAGTTCTCCTAACATCGCACTGTCTCCTGGTATCTCTTATGAGCAGGTAAAACTTAAATGGACCAACCTGGCAACACCAATCAATGATTTTAATGGTGTACAGACAAGATTTCCCCTAGTTTCTCAGGATAACCCAATTGCTCCTCCTTCAGCACAACATTTGATTGTTAGTGTCTATGGACAAGTTCTGATTCCTGGCACAGATTTCACTCTTTCTGGTGATGAGATTGTATTTACTACTGCACCGAGAACAAAACTCCCTGCAGATGATACTACAACAACTTTCATCACTTATTTGAATGGTTTTATTGAAAATACCATTGCTTCTCTTGATGATATTTCTAATTCGTTTGGTGAAGGTAAGACTACCTTTGCCTTAACTGAAAATAGCGAAAAATATGAACCGACTGTTGATGAATATGTAATTGCTATCTACGATGGTCGTCTTTTACAACCTAGAATCGATTTCTTCATTGATGGTGATAAGTTTATCTTTGACACTGCACCTATCAATGGTCGTCAACTCTCGGTGTACTTTATCGAAGCACCTATCCCCTCTTTTGGTGCTGGTGCCAAGGCTTTTTCTCGTGTTAATGACAATGGTGAACTAACTTCTATTAAAGTTGACACTGGTGGTAGTCAATATCGTTTTGAATATCCTCCTCAAGTTTCAATTAAGTCTGTTAATGGGTCTGGCGGTTCTGCTAGGTCTCTTGTTAATGGTATTAAGTCTACAAGTCTTCTTCAAGGTGGTAAGGGGTATAGTTCTACCAATCCACCTATTGTTCAAATCGAATCTCCGACAAAACCTGGTTCTGTAGCAGCAACCATGACCGCAACTGTCGAGAACGGTGCGGTAACTGCGTTGGAATTGACCAGTTCTGGTTCTGGATATACTTTTACTCCTAGAGTTACGTTCAGACAACCTGGCGGTGCTACTCTAGGAACTCCCACAATCACTAATGGTTCAATTACAGGAACTATTTCTGTTACAAATAACGGTTTTGGATATACTACTGCTCCTGAGGTTTATGTTGATGAACCTACAGGCACAAATCCAATTAGAGCAGCTCTGAGAGCAAATATTTCTGCTGATGGACTAGTTACTAGCATTTCAATTTTGAATGCTGGTCAAGGTTATACCACAACTCCTAGAATTGCAATTATTGACCCAGTTGGTGCTCAAGTTCTTGAAACTAGAGTCGATGGTAATGGTCGTGTTATCGGTATCGAACTTCTTAATGGTGGTAGTGGATATGATGAGATCCCTTCGGTTTATATCGTTGACACTCGCACTGATGCTCAAGGTAACTACTCTGGAGGAACTGGCGCTAAGGCAGTAGCATCGATCTTTAATGGTCAGATTACTGATATTAACGTAACTGAGTTTGGTACTGGTTACAGCGTCACACAACCCCCAAAGATTGTCATTCAGGACCCTCCTTCTGCTCAGGCATCAGTTGAAATCGGTCTTAATGAGGTAACTGGTTTTGAAGTTCAAAAATCAGGAACAGAATATGATAAAGCGGCGTTTAATGGTTGTGCCAGATCTGCAAGTGGCATAACCTCTTATACCGAAGATGGTAATGCCAAGTTTTCTAATAATACGTTAGCGGCATCTGCTGCAGTAGACGCAGAAGTCAAGTGTTTGGATGCTTTATTCATTAAAAGACTGCTTGACAAGTATACTGAGCAGTTTTTACCCGATGTTCCTCAATTAGACTATAAAAAGATTGACGTTCGTAACGCAATCAAGTCAATTAAAGATTTTTATTCAGCAAAAGGAACTTCGTTTAGTATTGCATATCTTTTCAAATTACTTTATGGTGAAACGGTCTCTATTTCGTATCCGAAAGACCAAATCATCAAACCCTCTGCTGCAACTTGGTCTGTTGACACAATTCTTCGTGCCACTTTGGTTAGTGGTAATCCTGTAGACATCAGAGACGCTCTGATTACTCAAGAAGCGGATATTGCAGACTCTAATGTCCAAGCAGCAAGTGCTTTGGTTGAAAACTATATTTCGATTAAAACTTCTGATGTAGAAATCTTTGAACTTGTTCTTTCTGAAGAAACTATTACAGGAACTTTTACTGTTCCTTATAAAACTCGTCTCGCAGAACCTCTCAACACTACTGATAGTATTATCACCGTTGACTCTACGATTGGTTGGCCAGAAAGAAACGGAGAATTTGTAATTGGTAGTGGACTTGGCAGAGAAGTCATTCAATACAAAGAAAAGTCACTAAACCAGTTCATTGAGTGTACCCGTTCTGTAAATGGAACTGTAGAAGACTGGGATTCTGCTACAGAGGTTTCTTCCAACTTTACAATCTTCTTAAACAAGGGCACTGCTCAAGAAGTTGTAATGAATATTGTTGGTATTGTTGATGCTCAACAAACCACTCTTACTGACACAGGTTCTTATTATCTTCCTGGTGATAAACTGTCAGTTTCTAAACTGGGTGGCACAGGAACGTCTTCTCAGTTAACAACTTGGTTGTATAACGTTAAAAAACTGGTTGAAGTATCTGGTATCACTTTTGGTGGTGTAAATAACCAGTCTGCAACTGTTACTTGCTCTAATCCTCACGGTCTTTTGGTTGGAGACCAAGTTACGGTCTATGGTGCAAACCCAATCATCTATAACGGAACGTTTTTGGTAACTTCCAGAGATAGTTCTACGGTTTTCCAATATCAATTACCTCAACCTGCAACTACAGTTCCTCAAGGTAATATTCTTGTTTCTATTGACTTGAACAAGGGTAAATCTGATAGTCAGATTGTTCTTAATGCTATTGGACCTTATACCACTAACATTCAGAATACTTTCTTTAATGACAACTACGTTTACGTTGCATCTACGGGTATTCCGAACTATAATATTGGTCCTTTCCCTGGATCTGCTCTTTTACCTGGTAATCAGCGTAAACTGAACAGATTCCCCACATCACCTGTAACTATTTCGACTAAGAATACAATTGCTTCTGGTCCTATTGGAACATGGGTGAATGGTGTCTCAGTATGGTCCTATAAGTCTACTATCACAAAAACTTTTGGTGCAGTTACTTCAATTGATATCCCCAACAAAGGTGAGGGATATGATGCAGCAAATCCCCCTGTTATCACCATTGATGGTGGTGGAGGAACTGGTGCTACTGCAGATGTAGTTGTTGATGGTGCTATTAGCGAGATTACAGTTGATTCTGGTGGTTCTGGGTATACATCCTCCCCTCTCGTCTCTATCGTTGGTGGAGGCGGTTCTGGTGCGTCTGCAACGGCAATTATCACTAAGGGTGTAGTTTCTAGAATTCTTATCAATGAGGGTGGAACTGGATATACATCTCAACCTTCTATTACTATTGTTGGTGGAGGCGGAACAGGTGCTACTGGTACTGCATTTGTTAGAGGTCCTATCAAATCTGTCAATATCGTTAATGGTGGTGTTTCTTATACTTCAACTCCTACTGTTACACTGAGTTCTGGTTCTGGTGCAGTTGCTCAACCAATTGTTAATAATGGTAGAATTATTTCTATTGCTATTATTTCTGCTGGATCTGGATACACTACTGCACCAGAGATTCAAATTCAAGGTGATGGTTTCGGTGCTGTAGCAAGAGCGACTATTGATACTGATGGTGAAAATGCTGGTAGAGTTACTGGTATCACTATTGTTAACAAGGGTATTGGATATACTCAAGGACAAACTATTATCAACTTGAATTCTATTGGTCAAGGTGCTCAATTCTCAGCACAAGTATTCAAGTGGACATATAACTTACAAGAAACTTCCACAATTGATAGTGCAAAAGGATTTGTTGCTGAAGGATTTAATAATCAGTATGGTGGAGAATATGCACACATCTCCAACCCACAAAGACTGAGATATATTCTCGGTGATAATCTTTTCCAAGACACTGCTGGTAGTATTCTTGAGCAAGAAGATCAACTTGTTCACTCTCCTATTATTGGTTGGGCGTTTGATGGTAACCCGATTTACGGTCCTTATGCATATACTGATCCTACGGATCAAGGATCTTCGATTACCAGAATGCGTACTTCTTATAGTCTGAAGACCGAATTGGTATACAACGTTGATACTAATCCAAATCCCGTAAGAACTGCTGGTCCCTTACTTTCTGAAGAAGCGGCAGGTAATTTCGTTGAAGACTATCAATATGTTTTTAACTCAGGTGATCTAGACCAATATAACGGTCGTTTCTGCAAAACACCTGATTTCCCCGAAGGTAGATATTGCTATTTTGTCACTATTGATGCTGCAGAAGCAGGTAATCCTGTATTCCCATATGTTCTTGGTCCTAGCTTCAACTCCGTTGTTGATAAGTGGAACTTGAGCACCGATGCAGTTCAACAGAATATTCCAACTGGTGTTGTTCGTTATCGCGATCCATATGAGAATGTTGACATCGATGTTGAGCGTGCTCCTAATGCATCTACAAATGCATTGACATTAGAAAACGGTGATATTCTTCTGTTTGAAGTAGAAGACGAAGATAGAAGTGGTGTTATTGAACAGGCAGAACTTGATGATCCCGATCAGGTCTTTGAAGAATCTCCTTTGCAACTTTATGATTATTTCCCGAAGGTAAAACTGGATTCTAAGGTTGATATTGAAGTTGAAACGACTACTAAGTTTGAGGATGCTTCTGTAACTGGATTTACAATTGAAAACCCAGGACTTTCCTATCAGGTCGATGATAGACTTATCTTTGATAATACTAATACTGGTGGATCTGGTGTTTCCGCTCGTGTTTCTAGAATTAAGGGAGAAACTGTAGAAGCTTATACCTTTGAAAGTATTAGTGGACAAAATTATGGTGTCTTAACAACTGAAGAACCTCATAACCTGGTTGTTGGTGATACTGTATTTGTTGACTACAGTCCTGTTATGGACAACACTAACAAGCAGTTTATTGTTCGTCAATATACGGGTATCGAAGAGATTATTATTAATCAGACTGGTTCTGGTTATAATGAAGATATTCCTCCCACAATTGTTATTGATAGTGACAGTGGTGCTGATGCTAGACTACAGGCAGTCGTATCTTCTGTTGGATCTATCGATACTGTCAATATCCTTAATTCTGGTTCTGGATATACAAGTAATCCTAGAGTCATTCTTTCTCACCCACAGGTATTCAAAAAGGCAGATTATTATGTCTCCTTTATCAATAACAATGACTATGTAAAGGTCAACGATACCTTTGTCAATGACAATAAAGAGGTATTCATTTGTGGCAAGACAAAAGATGCTAGTGATAATGTAGTTGCATTTGTTGCTAAACTCTCTGCTACAGGTGTTAAAGAATGGCAGAAAACATTAGAACTTGGTACTGGACAACAGGAAGCAGAATTTTCAAAACTGGTTGTTGATGGTAACGCGGTTTGGGTAGTTGGACAAAATAGACCAAATAGCAGCATTCTTGCTGATTATAACCCAGACATTATTCTTGCTAAGTATACTCAAGCAGATAATGGTTTAAGTGCAACACTGACTTTTCAGAAAGGTTATGCTGGTATTTCTGGTAGCACCCGTGGTGATGTTGTTACATCTCTTGTTAAGTATTCTGATACTCGTTTCTTAATTGGTGGTTTTACTAATACAAACTCGGTAAGTCCTGAAGATGCATTCATCGCATCTATTGATACTAGCGGTAACTTCTCAGTTAAGAGAAAGTTTGCATCGTCAAATAAATCTGAAAAGATCACTGACATCATTGTCAATGGAGAAGACATCTATTATTCACTAGAAGTTGCTGACACTAACGTTGCTGGCGATGTCGATGTGGCAGTTGGTAAAGCGTCCATCGGAGCATCTGCAATTACCAGTGTTTGGATTAAGAAGTATACAAACACCTTATATTCAACTTTGAATACTAGTCTGTGTATTGACGAATTTAATGAAATTTATGTTTTAGGTAATTGTCGTCTTAAGTCCGATGATACCAACAAAGATAGTTTCTGGGTTGGTAAGATTAATACTGACGGTGCTCTTATCTGGAACTATCGTTATGTTGCTCCTGGTAGAGAAGTTGATATGGTTGGCAATTCAGAAATCGACATTTTCGGTGATCTGAACGTTGCATTTAATCGTACTGATAATACAACTGGGTTGAAGACTGTAGATACAGTTAAGATTGGTTATAATGGTATTGTTAAAAATCATACTACCAATAACTTCGACGAAGCAAATATTGAAGGTATTACCGCACACTCTTTAGATGTAGACAACTCTGCAGACGTTCATGTCTTCGGTCAGATCTCTTGGAACCGTAACGAGTTTATTTTCCCCTTTAATACGGGATCTACAACTACTGATACCACTGGACATTACACACTGACTACCGAATCTACTAGCGGTTCTTTGGATTACGATGGTGGATATGCAAAGATCTATGGTTATCAGACTGGTCAAAGCACTTGGACAAGAGGCAACCTAAAAGTTACTGGCGCTCAATTAGGAACTAAGTTGAATGGTAACTGGACTGCCGAAATGCAGATCTTTAAAGATACCAATTTCACTGCTGTTTCTGGTATCACTCAACATACCTTATTCTCTATTGGTGATGCCACCGATGCTACAGGTGGTCTTTGGTTGTATTACAACGTTGCTGATGGTAAACTCTCCTTAGTTGTTACTAATAACACTACAACCATCAACTTAGGAAGTGCTGTACAATCTACGCAAACTACGATGTTTGCTGATGACACTTGGCAGTTTATTGGTCTTAAGAGAGATGGTAATACATTCACTGTATATGTCAATGGCATTTCAGTAATTACCGCAACTCTTTCCGACACTAATTTTGCAAACAAAGATTTCTTAGTTGGTCAAATCTCTGGTAAAGATGGCACTACTGGCACATTCCGTGTAAATGAGCAAGGTCAGTATATTACTGATAACTTCCGTCTGAGAAATCGTGCCGTTACTCCTACTACACCTAGTGATATCTCGGTTCTTCCAACTAATGGTGCAATTGGACTTTCCTACACATACACCGATCTTACTTGGTTCCCTGATTATCTGGGTCGTTACGATTACATTGATTACGCTGGTTTTGGACTTAAAGTTGACAAGGATGCTGATGCTGTAAGACTTGGTGATAAGGCAACTCAGACAAATACTGGTATTGCATTTACAAGAACTGCAGTAACTCCTGTTACAGGATCCACTCTTACTATTTCTACTTCCGAGTATGCTTTAGGTGATGCTGGTCTACAATCACTTGACTTTGATGATGCGGATACTACAATGACTCAAGATTCTGAGACATTGACTTATACTCAGGATATATGGAGTTCCAGAACTGCAACTGTTCCTTCTCCTGGTTCTCAGAAGTTGCAGGTAACTGCAGTTGTTAAAGATAGATATTTCTTCAAAGTAACAAATACTCTTAAGATTGATAATATTCAAAAACTGACTATTAATCAGTCATTTAGATTTACCGTTGGTTCTAAGTTAGTACTGAGGAATACATCAGGAGCATTTATTAACAGCGGATATATTACTAAGGTTGATACTACAACCAATCATGTTTTTGTTGCGGTTAATAATAACACTTGGTCTAACGATCTGAACACGGGTCGTCTCTCTACAGAGCAGTTTAATGAACAGTCTACTTATGGTATTACTGGTGTAATTCCTAATGATATTAATCAGATTGATAGTTACTCTTTTGCACAAGTAATTAATACTACTCCTGGAACCTTTGATCTTGATCTGGCAGACTTTAACGCTCCTACTGATATAGGTGGAACTAATAATCTTGATGAATATGCAGTATTCAAACCATATTCTGATGATGATTATTCCATTAGAATTGACGAAGTTAGCGGATCTTCCCCGTATATTGTTGGATCTGTTGTTCAGATTGCTTCTGGAAATATTTCATTCAATTCTGCATATAGCACCGCTCAAATTACAGGTCTGACTGGTGTTACCAAAGTTACTGTAATTACAAATCTTACTAAGATTCTTCAAGTCACTGCTCGTGAGAATGGCGATGAAGTTTATGTAATTACCGATACTAATCATTATCTTGATGCTGGTGATGTTATCTTTGTTGATGGTAACCCGTCTCAAGATGTTGGTGGAGTTACATATGATGAATATGATGGTGCGTTCGCAGTCAATCAAGTAATCAGTCCTCTGGAATTTGTTTACAAGTTAACTGCTGCAGCAGTTTCTGATCCTGCTACAACAGCATCGGGTGTTAGTATCTTCTCGAAGTCTCCTACCTTGAAGATGTATTATGGTCATCAATATCTGTTTGACCTTAGTCATTCCTCTCTTGAAGGTGGCAACTTATCCTTCTCTAAGGATAACCTGTATAAGTTGGAATATTCATTCAACTCTATTGAACGTGTTGGAACTCCTGGTCTTACTGGTGAAGGTCAACCTACTCCTACTGTTAAACTCAAGGTTGATAGAAACATTGTAACCAATATCTCGTACTACTTTGATCCTTCTAGAACGGGTGATGATTCTCCTGTCATTCCTGGTAGTTATCTTGACGTTGTAGATTCTCCATATGTCGGAACATTCCAACTCAGTGGTGTTGCTGGTGCAACAATTACTCGTGGTGCTGACATTATTAAATTCCCTCTGCTGAATGAGCCTGAAGGTCCTGCAGATATCAGTCAAGCGTCTTATAGCACTAGTTCTAAGAAAGCAGTTGGTTCTATCAGTGACATTAGAGTTGTTAACGCTGGTGGATTCTATCAGAGATTACCTATTGTTTCTGATATTCAATCTACAAGACAAATTGAGAGAGTTCAAATTAATGAACCTGGAACTGAATATGCAGTTGGTCAATATCGAGGTGTTCCTATTGCAGGTGATGGTGAAGGTGGATTAGTAGAAATTACTGTTGCTGATGGCACTGACTCTGAAGGTGATGCAATCCCTGGACAGATTCAAGCAGTTACGGTTACCTCTCCTGGTAAAGGTTATACCACTGCAACTATTGATATTGATTCTGTTGATGGTATTCTTGGTGCTGGTTTGACTGGTTCTGGTGCTGAAGTTGAGGTTGTTATTCCCTCCTTCGGTTCTGGAGCATCTGTTTTCACTAAGGGTGATAAGGTCGGTAAGATCAAGAAACTTAAGAACAATAACTTTGGTTATGATTATCCTCATGACTATACGTTGCGTCCTGAAATTACTTTCCCAATCAACGCACAGTTAACATCTACTAGCATTCTTACTAGTATTACTGTCAATGATCCTGGTTCGGGTTATTCTCAGGCACCTGCTGTTATTATCTCTGGTGGTGGCGGTTCTGGTGCTGTTGCTGAGGCAACAATTAAGAATGGTCGTTTGGATCAAATTTTGATCAAAGATCCTGGTGCTGGTTATTCTTCTACACCTACTGTAAGTCTGAAATCTTCTTTCAACTATGTTATCAACCTTGACTTAGGTCTGCTTCAATTCTCCTTCCCTCATGGTATTACAAATGGTGCTGAAGTTACGGTTTCGGTAACTGATACTGGTGATGGTGCAGAATTCCCTCTGTCATCTGGCGCAACTGGTCGTTTAAACGGATCTACCACTTATTATGCAATTGCTGGTACAGCAAACTCTTTGGAAGATGATCAGTTAAAACTTGCTATCACTCCTGCTAACGCAGAACTGGGTGACGCACTTACATTCAGTAATGCAGGTAATGGTCGTCAGTCTATCTTGACTGAATCTTTCGGTGGTTCTGCAACGGCAAATGTTGGAACTTCTACATTCCTTGAGGGTGAACTTGTATATCAAGGTGATTCTCTGGATGTTGCAACAGCAACTGGTTATGTTTCTACAAATAGTGGTTGGCAAGTTGGTCCTAGAATTCTCAAGATCGTTGACTATACTGGCGACTTCTCTGCAAATCAAAGAATCACAGGTGTTATTTCTAAATCTTCTGGTATTATTAGTGATCTGAAGATTGCTAAAGGTGTTCTTGAAATTGGTTCTATTACAGAAACTACGGGTCAGTTTATCGATGACGTTGGTAAACCGTCTGAAATTATTCAGAAGATTCAAGACTCTTACTATTATCAGGACTTCTCCTATGCTGTTAAGTCTGCTGTTTCGATTGGTGAGTGGAAAGAAATTCTTATCAAGAACGTTCACCCAGCATCCTTCAAGGTCTTTGGTGAACTGAACTTAAATGAGTATGGATTCGTTCCTAATAAAGAGACTTTCTTCGAGTTAACTAAGTCGGTTGAACTTACACAAGCTGCAATTGTTCCTAATATTCAGAACTTTGCTCTGGTTGAACCTGTATATTCCGAATTCAATAATACAGAAGTTCTGTTCCGTCAAAAGAGACTGACCTCTTCTGAGAACATCTTAACCTCTGTTGTTCAAAGATTGGATGACATTTCTAATCTGTTTGATGGTGAGCGCATTGCGTTCCCTCTAACTGTTGATGGAGACAACGTTGTTGCAAACGCTAATCAGTTAATGATTGTTCTTAACGGTATCGTTCAGAACCCTGGAACATCGTTTGAAATTCAAAATGATTCTATTGTTTTCCAAGAACCTCCTTCACCTCCTGCAAGTGTTAAGTATGTAAATATTACCATTGATCAAATCAATACTATTTCTCTGACATTTACTAATCAGAGTGGTATTTTCCCGTTAGCTGGTAATACATTAGTTGGTACTAGTTCTGCTGCACGATTGATTGTTACTAGTGTTGTTGGTGACACAGTTAACGGTTTCATGGAGTCTGGCACGTTTATTATCGGTGAATTGATCACTGGTAGCACTACTGGATTTAATGCTAACTTAGCAACTAACACAGCAGTTACAAATCTGGGTCTGTTTGTTTTCGGTGAGAAAATTACCAACTTCGATGGCGATACTGCTATTGTTGAACAGATTAACCTGGAAAGAGGTCAAGAAACACCTGTTGCAAAACTGCGCTACACTATCGGTGCTGCAACCACTAATATTGAAGTAATTGATGTATCTGCTGCTACAGATTCGCCTGTTGCTGCAGGAACATTCGTTGTTGGCGATAACTATCAAGTCGGTTCCGAAATCTTCTTAGTTAACTCTGTTACTGATGGTAGTGAGTCTACTACTATTGGAGTAACTAGAGGTCAAAATGGAACCGCTGCAGCACCTCAGCAAGAAGATGCTCCTGTATATGGAACTGCTATTTCTGTTACTAATGCACTTACTTTAAGTAAGACTGCTGGTACATATCAGTCTACACCTGGATTGTTTGATATTCAACTTAATGATGTCATTATCGGTGCTCAGTCGGGTGTTGTTGCAAGAGTTACTGCTACTGCCACATATCAAGATCCTACAACTCAAGAGTTTATTGGTCAGGTCAATATTTCTGAAGGTTCTTCTTTCTTCGGTCTGCTGTTCAACAGAATTGCATCTCAAACTTATCCTAACGTAATCCTCGACGATATTTCCTCTTCTCAAGTCAATGTTGTTCAGTATGGTGATAATGCAACCGCATTTAACTCTAACTTCCCTGCAAATGAACAGATTAATAATTATGTAATTCCTTATGATAATGCATCTGGAGATTTTGATGCTGATGAAATTGTTCGTAACTATAAAATTGATTACGGTAACAATGTTGGTGATTTCCAAATAGAGAACGGCGTTGTTAGAAAACTAACATTCACTGATAAGATTGGTGATGGTTTCTTTGCTGCTGGTCAAATTATTAGAACCCGTGATACAAAAGCAGAAGTTATCGGTTATAACTCTGCTATTAACACCGTTTATGTTGGTAAGATTGGTCGCTCACAACGTAATGGTCAAGATTACTTCCAGTGGACATGGGAAGCAGGTGCTTATATTAATACTTACAATGAGAAGTTTGGATCTTCCTGTTTAGCACTCTCTGCTGGTCTTTCCGATCATACATTTGTAAGTGGTGTTGCCGATGGTATTGTTGCTGGCGGTGGTGCTACAGGCACATACACTGCTGCTACAGGCACGTCATATAACCCTGCAACGGGTGCAATGACCCTTGAGATTGGTAATCACTCTCTTACCACTTCCAACACTGTCACAATCGCAGATAACGCTGTTACATTCACATGCGATCAAGATGGAGATACTTCCAATAAGTCGTATCCTCGTTCTACTGATCCTGCATCTGGTACAGCACTTGCTATCAGTGCAGTAACTTCTACTACGATTACAGTCAACGTTGGTGCTGTTCCTATCGACGAATACATTAGCACTCCATCTTCGAGTGAATTTGCATTCGGCACTGCTGCGTATACAATTGAACTTTGGGTGAAGCCCCTTTCTGCTTCTTTGAGTGGAACTAAGACTCTTCTCGACTTCCGCACTCAGGCATCTGATGTTGCTGGTCGTTTGTATCTTGAAGCTGGTCAAGTTCGTTTTAATTCAAATAATGTAGATATTGCAACTTCTGGTCTTACCACGCTTAATAACAATGTTTGGTATCATATTGCAGTTGTTCGCTCTTCTACCGCTTCTGGAGGCACCAAACTGTATATTGATGGTGTTGAGAGAGGTGTTGGTATTGATGCTAATAACTATGCCGCTAAACCTCTCAGAATCGGTGGTGACTATGCAGGCGCAAACGAATTTGCTGGTTACATTGACGAACTTCGTGTTTCTACAACTAACCGTTATACCGCAGCATTCACTGCTCCTACAGGAATGTTCCAAGGTGATGCAACTACAAAACTTCTTCTTCACTTTGATGGAGAAGAAGGTCAAACTTATGTTGAAGACTGGTCTGGTGGTGAGTCCTTCACTGCAGATGAGTACTTTAATAATGATGCAATCTTAGCAACATCTAGGTCCTCCACAGGTATTGGAGTTACTGGATTTACTGGCAACTCTCATCGTTATATCAATGCTGCTGATAACATTATTCTCAATAAGGACTTTATTGCGAATGAAGCAGTTTATATCATGAAGAATCGCTATCCTTATTTCACTGTTCCTGGTGGAGAAATCAATTGTGAGGATGATGTTCGTGATATTCTCGATGCTCTTGTAAATGACTTGAGAAATGGTAGTAATGATAAAATCTGGGATGCTTCTGCACTGTATGTTAATAGAACAGTCAACCCAATCACATTGAGTCATGTTGAAAGTGAAATTGCAGAAACTCTCTATACTCTAGAAAAGACTCAAGAGATTGTTGAATATGTAATTAACAACACACCTTGGGAAGTACAGGGTGATCATGGTCTCACTCAGAAGTTTGATACTTCTATTACCGAGTCTTCTTACGCAAGTGCAACCACATTTGTGCCCTCTGATGCAACATATGATCCCGCAACGGGTCTCATGGTTCTTACCTCTAATGGTCATGGTTTAGTTGCTCCTAGCAATAAGACTGCAACTGGTGCAACATATACTGCAACTACAGGTGTTCTTCAAATCACTTCTAACAGTCACGGTCTTTCTAATGGTGACAGAATCAAGTTGGCAGATAACTCTCTGACCTTCACTTGCACCATGGACGGCAATACTGCTCAGAAGACTTATCCTCGTGCAAATGATCCTGCTTCTCAGGGTTGGTTGGAAGTTTCTAACGTTGCTACGAATACATTTGAAGTTAATGTTGGTAAGTCTCCTACAGTTAATTACACTCCGACTACTGCAACATATAATCCTTCTACAGGTATTGCAGTAATTACTCTTCCTGAGAATAATCTGGAAGTTGGTCAGAATGTTCAAATTGCTCAGAATGCACTTACTTTCAGCAGAGGATCTGGATCTAACGGATCTGCTCCTACTGCAGCAGCAACTTCATATGAAATTACTCAGAATGGTGCAACAAGTACTGCAACAGCAGCAACATATGATCCTGCATCGGGTCAACTTGTAGTTACCGTTGCAAACCATGGATTCACCACTAGTGATAAGATTAGAATTGAAGATAATTCTTTAACATTCACCTGCACTAAGGATGGTAACTTTGAGAATAAGACTTATCCTCGTTCTACCGATCCTTTCTCTGGTAGATGGTTACGTCCGACTGCAGTATCTACTAATACGTTTACTGTCAACGTTGGTCCTTCTTCTGCTGCTGATCAATATGTTCATACATTTGTAAGTGCAACAGCAAATGGAATTGTTAAGAAAGACAATACAATCACCGTTGATCTTGGAACTTCTGGGGATACTACAGCACACACCTTTGCGTCTGCAACTACAAATGGTGTTGTTGCTGGTGGTAACTACACTCATAGCTTCGTAAGTGCAACCACTAATGGTATTACGGTTGCTGGTGATTCCGTATTCATTGCAACTGAGTCGATTGTATTCACTTGCACTGAAGATGGAAATACTGCACAGAAATCATACCCCAGAAAGTCTGATCCTGCTGCAAAACAAGTTCTTGTTATTACTGCTGCTGATACCAATACATTCACTGTGAATGTTGGTAAATCTGGTCAGAATGATCAATATGCACATACTTTCGTATCCGCAAGTAGCGGTGCAATAACTAAGTCTGAATATAATCTCAATGATTGCACAGATGTTATTAATACAGTTGACAACTTGATGTCTATTGTCAGCGATACATTAGACAATGCAAGTCAAGATCCTGCTGTTGATTATCTTGGATCTGTTACTAAGAAACTTCCCGCTTACAAGTTCCTTGGTGGAACAGTCAATGCATTTAGAGAGACTCCTTTCGATATTTCTTATCATGATGCAAATACTGATGTATTCTATAGTAATAGAATTGACACCGATGCACAATATCGCTTTAGAGATGCTGCTAACCTGATTAGAGCAAACAGATCTGCTATCGTTGATAAAGCAGCATTTGATATGTTGCAGCGTTATCCTGATCTTGCACAGGATATGCCTCGTAACCAAGGTGGTGGTAGCACTGATGGTACTGTGCGTTGTAAGACTGACTTGGGTCAGATCTTGGATGGAATTGCAGATGATATTCAAAATGGTGGTAATGAGAAGACTGTTCAGGCAGCAAACTTCTATCTTGGTACTAATGATATTCTTCTATATATTCGCTTACAGGTATTCCAATCTGTTTATGCACATGAGCGTCTTGCATTCTATGCAAAACAAGCGATTACAGGTGATTTGACTTATGATAATACCGATGCAATCATTGTTGGTGATTGGGGTATTACTCAGGATGCTGGTGGATGTGCAAACGTTAAGACAGCAATTGATAATTTGGTAACTATTATCAACGATGTTATCGCTCCTACAGGTAATGATTTCCATGTTGCTGCAGATCGTTTGTATTTCAACAGACAGTATCTTGCTGAAGAAGTAACTGGTTATACTAGAACTGAATTCCAATATGATTTGAATGGTGTTACTTATAACGCATTTACATATGCTGATGAATTGGTAAGACAGGCAAATATAGAGGCAATTCTTCTTGGTATTATTTCTGACTTGCAGACAGGTGGTACTAATAGCACCATTGCAGAAATTGAAAAATATCTGACTGCATCTCTTCAAATTAAGGATATCGAAGATGAAATTCTCGCTTTTGTTTATTCACTTCAAAAATTGAAGGATATTGGTCCTTTTGCAATCAGAAACAGAGCATATGATTTTAACTCTGGATTTACTTCTCCTGATTATGCGGCAATTTACAGTGATGATGTTGCATATCGCGATACCGAAACTGTAATTGATATTGAAAAAGTTGTATATAGATTTGAAGATCTTATTGATATTATTATTGGTATTCTTGCACCTGGAGGTGACATTAGTCGCAGTGCATCTAAGAATATTCTTTATAACCTCAATTATTATAAGGAGGAGATTCAGAATCAGGTCAACTCTCAGTTTGGTTCTGGAGCATGGGTATACAACTCTTTCATTGATAGAATTATCACTGATATGGTTCATGATGTTGTTACAACTGACACTACAGTTAAGGAAACTGCATATAAGATTACATTCACTTCTCTGACTGGCAATTTCCAACTTGGTGAAGTCATTCGTTCTAGTGGCGGCGGTTATGCTACCGTTCTTGAGTGGAATGAAGAAACTAATCTGTTGATTGTTGGCGCATTTACAGGAACCGCATGGTCTGCATCCGATACCTTAACTGGTAGAACTTCTAGTGCGACCGCAACAGTTGCTACTGTTGGTAGTGGTTATGATTGGTATTCTGAACCTACTAATGTTCAGACATTAGATCATGCTAAGACATTGGTTTCTAACATCAGTGGTCAAGTTTCTGGTACTAATCTGTTTACTAACCCTGAAGCACTTGCTGTCAATTGGCAAGTTAATAGTAATGGTGGTGTTGACTCTCTGCTGATCACTGATAATTCGATCTCTGCTCCTGATGGAACATTGACTGCAGAGAAGTTTTTCGCTGCAAATAATAATGGTGGTATTCATGATACTTTCAGAGATTATAACCTGACTGCATTTGAGACATTTGACTCAAGCACACTGACTTTCGACACCACAAATGAATCTTTTGATACAGGTGCTGTAGGTGTTTCTGAAACACAAACATTCACATCATCCATCTTTGTTAAAGCAGCAGGTTCTGCTTCTGTCAGATTCGGTCTTATCTTGGATGATGGAACTACTGCAGAACAAAATATCTTCTTTGATCTGAATCTCAGTACTGGTGCTATTGGATCACTCTTTATTCCTCAGGGTGGTATTACAGGTGATGCTTATGGTGCGGTTCCTCTTGGTGATGGGTGGTATCGACTCTTTATTACTGCAACGTTCTCCTTTGGTTTCTCTGTTCTTAGAACTAATATTATTGCTAATAGTGCTTCTGGTGCTCAGTCCTGGACTGGTAATGGCAGCACAGGTATTTACCTTTGGGGTGCAAAACTCACCAAGTTTGCTTTGGATCCTTACACTGCAACCAGTGGTAAGATCTTCTACTCTGATAACGAGTTTAATATCAAGAACTTTGCTCTGGATCTGCTCGATGGATTCATTGCACAGGCTCTCGCAGGAACTCTTACATCGCCGTCCACAAATGCAGGTTTCTATAGTTTCTACAGTTCTACTGCAGCATCTGATTACACTACAGATTCTATTACTGCTTTGGCTCGTTATGCGACCAATATTATTAGACAGCAAATCAAGACTGGAACTTACTTCACTTCTCTCGATATTCAGAACGCTATTTCTCTGCCGACCAAAACATTTGGAGAAAGAGATAAAGTCATTGGTCTTGGAGGAGGTCTTAAAACCACCGATTTTGTCTATGGTCAGTCTAGTAATGCATATGCAGAAGTAGAAACATTAAACGAAAATAGCGGTAAGATTGTTCAAATCTACAAGCGTTTCCGTATCGACGGTGACATCACTGATGGACCGTTTACGATGAATGAGACTGTTGCTAAGCAAGGTGCTCCATCTGTTACTGGTGTTGTATATGGTTTCCATGAAGATGAAAACTATAAGTATCTTGATGTTCGTGTTACCGCTGGTCCTTGGGCAATTACCGATATTATCGTTGGTGCTGAAAACTCCACATCTGCTCAGATTAGTGCAATTGAAAATAGAATTCATATTATCGACCTTAAAGGCGAGTTCTCTAATGATATTCCGTTTAAAGGTTACACTAGTGGCGAGACTGCACAACCCACTGGATTCATTAAGAATCAGGCAGCAGTTCTTTCTAATACTGGTGGTACTCTTAAAGTTGACACAGAGACATTACTCGGAACTTTCGAGAAGAACTCTGTTGTATATCCAGAGAGTTCCAGACAATATATCGATGTTATCAAATATGATGGTTTCAATGCTCAAATTGGTCAGAGAATTGCATCTACTGGTTATGTGAGATTCGGTATTAGTATTATTAGTAATCTGAATACATTCACCGTTGGTAACAGACTGTATAAGGTTGTTAGTGGTAATCAAGTTTCTTCTGTATATGCAATTATTACCGAAGTTGACCTTGACAATAACTACATTTACGCGGTCGATTTCCAGGGTGAATTAACAAATGGTGATGTTGTTGGTGATTATGGTCTTGCTGGTAACTTCCCCGTTGGTTATGCTTCTATCACAACCAGAGTCGTAACCGCAGGTGCCGCTGCCGCTCTTATTCAAGACGTTAAGACGGTTGGCACACAGAAACGTCTGTATCTAAGTGATATCGCAGGAACATTTACTACTAGAGATGGTATCAAGTCTGCCGATAATTATAAGTCAGTTATTACTTCTAAAGAAGATCTTAAGGCTCGCGTTAAGCGTTCTTCCAAAGGTTTCGATGGCACACAGACAAACTTCGATCTTACTATTGAAAACGGAACATCTTATCTACCAGATCCTGCTGGTCATCTGTTGGTATTCATCAATGGTATTTTGCAACCTCCTGGCGCTACCAATGCATATACAGCATTCTCCAATCAAATTCAGTTCACTGAAGCACCCGATATTGGTGCATCGTTCACTGGATTCTATGTTGGTAAACTGAGACAACTTGACGATATTTCGTTTGAGTTTGACTCTTTACGTCAGTCCTTTAACCTTAAGCGTAACGAAGTATTCTACTCACTTACACTTACGGACGGTGTACAATCTAGTGTTATTAGACCTGAAAATAACATCATTGTTTCTCTCAATGGTGTTATCCAGGAACCTGGAATTGGTTTTGAGATTGTTGGTTCTAGAATCATCTTCTCCGAAATTCCTAGATTCGGATCTACATTTGTTGCCTTCTCTTACGTTGGTTCTGAAGCAGACGTTGATGCTGCTGAAGTTGTTCCTCCCGTTGAACCTGGTGATTTCATCAGAATTCAGGGTGAAACCGATGATCGTGAAGTTGCTGTTATTGAGTCTTCTAACTCTTTGATCACTTTCGATTATCTGGGATCTGTCTTTGGTCAAGATGCACTCGCACAGGCTCAAATCACTTCTGGATTTATTGATGATGTTCAGGTTACTGGTGGTGGTTCTGGATATACTTCCAGACCTACAGTGAGAATCGACTCTATCTCTGGATTCGATGGTAATATTAAGGCGCTGGTTGGTGTTTCGGGTGTTGAGATGAGTAATGCTGGATCTGGATATCAGAACCCAGGCATTGATGTTGAAACAACTGTCCCCGACGATTGGACCGCTCCAAATCTTGCGGATTACGGAGAAGAAGCAGTTGATCCAGAGATCCTATAAATAACTAAAAAACTTAGTGAGTAATGGCTAAACAGGCACTTAATCTTGGTACTGCCGCTAATGACAACACGGGGGACACCCTCCGTGCTGGCGGCGATAAGATCAATGATAATTTCACTGAACTTTATACTGCCATCGGCAATGGTTCTAACACTCAATTAAGTGTTGCTAACCCTGCTGTTGGTCAGGTATTGAGATATAACGGAACTAGTTTTCTACCTTCCGATTTCACAAACCTGACTGCGGCGTTAGATGTAAATAATAATTCAATTATTTCATCGTCTAACGGAAATATTGCTGTGGCAGCAAATGGAACTGGTGATATTACATTGGCGGCAGGTGGTATTACTTCTACGTTTGGTGGAACTACAGGAGAAGGTATTGATTTACCTACGACGGTAAAATATAAGAATGAATATGCTAGTCTTGCCGCAGCACCAGCTGCAGCATCTTATCCTGGGTATTACTTCACTGTTGATGGTGATGATAATCCCTATGTAAATATCAATATTACTGCGGGTGGTGTTGGTGATACTAGAGCAACATTGTTGACACAATATTCTAGTATCAATCTTTTGAATGATGTTGACACTACTACCAATGTTCCTACATTAAACCAAGTACTTAAGTGGAATGGATCTACTTGGGTTCCTGGTGATGACGTTGCTGGTGTGTCCTCTATTAACGTATTCCAAACAATTGCAGGTGATACTGGAAATACAACTGCTAATAGTCAAACCGATACACTGACTATTGCGGGTGGAACGAATATTACAACAACAGTTTCTGGTGATACTGTAACTGTTGATTTTAGTGGAACTCTTACAACTACATTTGCCAACTTAACTGATACTGATACTACTGGTCTGACACAGGGCGATAACATTTATTGGAATGGCACGGATTGGGTTAGATCCCCAGGTGGTAGTCCAATGCTTTGGTATGAACTGAACGTTCCTGTAGAAAATGCTAGTAGTGACTATTTGATCAATGGACCTGGACTCCCTGCTGGTGACAATCGTGACCCAACGCTGTATGTTTATAGAGGATTCACTTACGCATTTGATAATAGTGTTGAAGGTGGTGGTCACCCGTTTAGAATTCAATCTACTCAGGGATTGAGTGGAACTGCATATACGACAGGTCAAACGGGTAGTGGTTCTACAATTCTTTATTGGACAGTTCCTCTCGATGCTCCCTCAACGCTGTATTATCAGTGTACCCTCCACGCGCAAATGCAAGGCACAATTAACGTAGCATAAGGTTGACACTAAATGGCAAGAAATGTTCCTGGTACTGGTGCCGTAATTGAACCAATTTTTGACGAAGTATTTGGTGTAAGAGCGGTAAGAGTTATAAATGGCGGATCCTCATATGATCCAGCAGATCCTCCTCGTTTGACAATTACAGGTTGTGGAACTCCAACAACCGAAGCTTTGTTATATCCAATTATCGATGAAGAATCGGGTAGAATTGTTCACGTTCGTGTTTTATCAAGAGGTAGAGGTTATGACCCTCTAAGACTTAAGATTATTCCTGAACAGGAAACACCTAATGTAGTAAATTCTTTTAATATTAATAGAATCTGGCAAACTCATCCAAATTCTCCAACTACTGGATCATTTAATGCCGATACAGATAGACTTCGTATTGTATCTGATAATCATCCCAAACCATCTCTGTTTGTTATGGCAGAGAGAGAACCTGGTGGATCTACTACTATCTTAGATAGAACATTTGACCAAACCTTTATTTACCGAGGCGGTAAAGATGTTCCTAATCCAGGAACTAGAGATGAGCAGCGCAATAAAGTAACTGGCATCATGTCAAATGGTGTTTTACTTCATACTCCTGATTGGGGTCTTGATGGTAATGCACAGGTCAATTTCCCAATCAACGCACCAAAATATTCTTATCTGAAGAATATGAATGTCTATGGTGCTGTCAATGATTCACAAACATATTATTACCAGACAAATAAGTTAATTGATGAATTTAAATTAGGTAATAGTGTTTTTGATTGGGGTGATATTGAAATTTTCACCTGGAATATCAAAGTAGAATTTGACAATATTTTAGTTAATATTACTCCCAACTCATTAGATCAGAGTTTAGGTAATCTTGAAGTTGGTAGAAGAGTCGATGAAGTTGGTGGTAATGCCTATGGGTTTATCGCTAAGATTGTTAGAGACTCTCAGAATAATCCAACAAAGGTTTATATTAGAAATATTGTTAACGGTCCTTTTGCTGAAGACGATTTACTGTTGGGTGCTAATGGATTCCAATTTCGTATTGATGATGATCCTATTACTTTCCCTAACGGTATTTTTTATATTGATTTTGGATCTGATGCAGAAGAGTTTGGTGATTTTATCCCAGGTAGATATTATTTTGCACCAGAAAATATTAGAGTTCAAAGAAATTACTTAATTAGATGGAATCAATCTGATTCATCTAACCAACATGGTGTTGGACACCCAATGCAGTTCAGCACAACTCAGGATGGTCTGTTGAATGGAGGAACTCTGTACTATAACAGCACAGGAGTTACTGAAAACTGGTCAACTGATTACGAAAACGAATATCAACCGTTATTCATTATGAATTCGGATGAATCAAATCGTATCTATTACTATTGTAAAAATCATCGCTATATGTCGGGTTATACTGGCGATGAAGGATATATGGTTCTCGATCCTACTGTAGAAGAAGAGGATCATGCTAATAATTACTATACAAAAAATTATTATCAACCCAATTCTAACGATCTTAATACAATCGATAAGTCTCGACATATAAATGGGCACTCTAAAATTTTGGGTATGTCTTTTGATGGATATCCCATCTATGGTCCTTGGGGTCAGACGGATAGTGGAACTGTTCGTAGAGAATCTAGTTCTTATAGATTGAAAACAACTGCAGAATTATCTGGTGCCAGACCAGAAGTTGTTACTGCAGGAACAGTAACTTATGCTGTTACTTTTGCAAATGATAAATTCTTATTTGATGGTCAAACACTACCATTCATTGAATTCCTGAGAGGAAAAACGTATGTCTTTAATCAAGATGATTCTAGTAACGTAGACGGATTATTTTCTCAGATTTTATTACTCTCTACAACAGAAGATGGTTGGCATGGCGCTTTAGTTGGTGATACTTCTTATGTTTATGGTGCATCTCATTCAGTAACCTATCATTTGGATGGTTCTGCCGTGAGTTATGCTGCATATGTTTCTGGATTCTCTGCAGCAACAACACGAGAAATTAGATTCCAAGTTCCTGTTGATGCTGATCGTCTGATATATGTTTATGCATATCATGAAGAGGATGCAGGTGTTAGAGGTGTTTGCGAAGGATATTTGTTAGGTGATTTAATTACTGATTTTATTTACGATTCTTCCGTAGGAACTCTTGATCAGTACAACGGTAGATATGCTGTTACTCCCGATTATCCAGACGGAACTTATGCATATTTTATGACTGAAGATGGTAGTGGCAATCCAGTATATCCATATGCTATTGGTCCTGAATATTATGGTATTCCTCTATTTGAGGGTGATACAGTCCCTGATTTAGTTTCTCAATTCCCAACCGAAGCTGCAGGTGAAGTTGTTTTAAGTACTGATAATCCAGGTCAAGTCTCTTATATTAAGATGACTAAAACTGGTGATAACTTCTTTGGTTCAGCAAAAGCAAAAATTCTTGGTGGGCAGGGAAGTGGTGCTACAGGAACCCCCACTGTTCAAACAGTTACTGGTTTATCTTTGCTGAACCCAGGTAGAGACTACGCCACACCTCCGACACTTATCTTTGAAGGTGGTGGTGGACAAGGTGCTCAAGGTGCTGCAGAAATCGATACCTTAGGCAAAGTTACTAATATCAATATCGTAGATGCTGGTGAGTTCTATCAAGAACCTCCCTTTATTCTTATTAGTGGTGGCGGTGGTCTTGGTGCAAAAGCAGAAGCAACTATTTTCCAAGGACAAATCACTGGAATTAATATTATCGATCCTGGAAAAGGATATACTTCTCCACCCAATATTATCTTTACTAAGTTAGTTCAACTTAAACGTAAAACCAGAGCACGTCAGGCACTTAATGCATCTGCGATCTATCTTACTGGACTTGTTAAAACACTTAGTTCTACAGATAGTGAGATTTATGTAGATTCTACTGATGCATATCCTGGTTCTGGTGAAATTATTGTTGATGCAGAAACTATTTCTTATACTGCTAAGAGTGAAGGTAGATTTACTGGTCTGACTAGAGGTGTAAACTTTAACTATGATCAGAGAGTTGTTCTAGATACAGGACAGAATACACCTGAAGGAGTATCTACTTACCTGTATAACGTTGGTGACCGAGTTGTTCGTCGTGTTGACAATGCAAACAACAAAGTTGCTAAGGTATACGATTGGAATCCAAATTCAAGAGAACTATTAGTCACTTTTGAAGTTGATGAACTTGCTTTTATCGATGCGGGTATTCCTTCTACTGAAGATGCTATTGTACAGTTTGACGCTGGTGTTGCTGCTAGTGCTAATAGTTCATATCAACCACATATTATCGAAACCGAAACTGGTTCAACCATTACATTATTAACTGTTCCTATCTCTACTTTACAAGATAGAAAATTCCAAGACGATGATGAAAATGAAGATCCTAATAATCCTGGAACATTCTTAGGAGATGGTATTGCAGACTTGGTAAATACAGGAACAGACTATGAAAACCAAATTAGTCTTGATGGTGGTATCTTTAGTTCCCTGTATGGTATTGAAGAGACTCAAGGTGGTCAAAACACTACTCTGTTCCAAGTTGGTGACAGTATCAAGGATGCTTCGATCCCATTTAGATATGCAACTATTATTGAAGCAGGCGGATTGAGTGACGGTGTTCAACACGTCGCAACCTTAAGTATTACTGTTGATCTTACAACAGGAAACGGTCAAAATTACAGCACGAATGAAGTTGTTACTGGTGCAATTAGTGGTGTGAGAGGTACAGTAGTTTCTTGGAGTGCTCAAACTGGTATCTTGGTAGTACAAGATGTTATTCCATTCAATACGAATAATATTAATGTTGGTATTGCTGGATATTTGTATGAGTTCTCAGAAAAGAATACTATTGTCGATTTCTTAATTCAAAATGCAGGAACTAACTACACAGGAACTCCAACGGTTGCGATTGAAAACACAGGTGATATTCAGGCAACTGCAACAGTGAATATGACAACTGCTGGAGACCAAGTTCAATCTCTTACCGTTACGAATGGTGGATATGGTATTCCTCAAACGATTGATGGAACTTACAATATTCACCCAACTGTTACTTTCACCAATGCTGGTGGCGACACTACAGGTAGTGGAGCGGTTGCACAAGCAATTCTTGGTGGTGAATTGATTAATGGTAATGCTGGTGCATCATATAGAATCAAGAAGATCGATTACCAAACAATCATCCGTTCCAAATAGACATAAATAAACAGGAGGACAATAGTCGAAGGACATGGCAGCTCTTTTAACTGATCAATTTAGGATTTTTTCATCTAAGAAATTTATTAAAGCCTTAGAGGGTCCTAATGCTACACAAAGTGATGACGATGCAGGAACAACGAGAGATCGTTTGTATCTGTTCATTGGTCGTCCCCAAACATGGGATAACGAAAACTCTCCGCCTCAAGCGGTCGATTCGTTTTCCGAATTTTCTGGTTCCTATGACGACATGATCTCTCTGAAGAGAGTCCTCGCTTCGGATACAGTTCAGGTCGTTCGTCGTATTGACTGGGTTTCTCCCGAACAAACCACTGGTGGTTTGGGTTTCACCTATGACATGTATCGTCACGATTATTCTCCTAGTAAGACTGCTGCCTCTGGTGCCACAAAACTGTATGATTCCGACTTCTATGTCGTAAACTCACAGTATCAGGTCTACAAGTGCATTTACAATGGCACTTCTCCATCTGACCCTAACGGCAAACCTTCTACTGTTGAACCTACAGGTACTTCAACATCTATTATTACTACTGGTGATGGTTATCGTTGGAAGTATATGTATACTATCCCTGTTGCATCGGTCTTGAAGTTCTTCTCCAATGACTACATGCCAGTGTTTACGAACTCTGCAGTTCAAACTAACGCTGTTTCGGGTGAAGTTGATACTGTTGTAATCAACTCTGCTGGTTCTGGTTATAACAACGGCACATATGATAACGTTGCTATCAATGGTGACGGAACAGGTGGTCGTGTTTCTGTTGTTATTGATGGTGGTAAAATTATTTCTGCTACTGTGACCTCTGGTGGCACAGGATATACTTTCGGTAAAATTAGTGTTGATGCTATCACTGGTATCGGCACAGGAACAGGTGGTCAAGTTGACGTTATCATTCCTCCTCCAGGTGGACATGGTAATGACGCAGTTGTTGAAATTGGTGCATTTCGTGTCATGATCAACGCTAAACTCTCTTATGATGAGGGTGCAGGTGACTTCCCTGTCGATAACGATTATCGTCGTATTGGTTTGATTACCAATCCCCTTAAGTTTGGAACATCGGAACTTATCTCCGACTTGACAGTTTCTGCTTCAAAAGCAGTAATTTTCTCTCCTACGTTCCAAGGTAACTATGTTCCTGATGAAATTATCACTCAAACTAGAGTTGTAGGTGGTCAAAACGTTACCGCTCGTGCTCGTGTTATTTCTTGGAATGCTACAACTAAAGTTCTGAAGTATTATCAGAACGCAGTTGATGGTATCTTCCCTGAAGTTACAGGTACTCAAAATGAGTTTGATGGTTCTAACGTTATCAGTGGCGCGACTTCTGGTGCTGCTGGACAACCCGACGTGAACTTCCCTGCTGTTCCTAACTCATCTTCCAGAACAATCAACAATACGGAATATGATTTGGGTATGAAGTTCAATAATGGTTATGCGAAACCCGAGATCAAGTCAAACAGCGGTCAGGTTGTTTATATAGATAATAGAAGATCCATTAGTCGTGCAAACGACCAAGTAGAAGACATCAAAATCGTAATCGAGTTCTAATGGCACAAAATACCAATTTAAACGTCACACCTTACTACGACGACTTCGATAAGGATAAGAATTTTTATCGAGTGCTGTTCCGTCCTGGATTTCCCATTCAGGCGAGAGAACTCACTACGATGCAGAGTATTCTGCAGAATCAAATTGAAAACATCGGTTCTGGCACATATAAAGATGGATCGATGGTTATCCCTGGTCAGGTGGGTTATGACCTGACAGTTGATGCGATTATGCTTCAGGAATCTTTCCTGGGTGCTGACGTTGAACAGTATCGTTCTCAACTTACAGGAAAAATTATTGAAGGTTTGACATCTGGCGTCAAAGCAAAAGTCTTATTCAGTATTTCTGATACAGAGTCTGATAAAGGTTATATCACACTCTATGTCAAGTACATTGAATCTGGTGGTGACTCACAGGAACAAACAACGTTCTCGAACAATGAACAGTTAGTTACCGATGTTGAGATTACATTCGGAACAACTTTGATTGAGGTTGGTTCTCCCTTCGCTCAACTTCTGCCTACAGGATCTTTACAACAAGGTTCTGTTGCATACATTCAACCTGGTGTTTATTACATCAGAGGTTTCTTTGTTGATGTTGATTATCAATATCTTCTTCTCGATCAGTATGGATCAAATCCCTCCTATCGTGTTGGTCTCGATATCCAAGAATCCATTATCACTCCCGAGGATGACCTCAGCCTCAACGATAATGCTGCTGGAACAAGTAACTATGCTGCTCCTGGTTCTCATAGATTTAGAATCACCACAAAATTAAATAAAAAATTATTAACGGATGATGCCGATAAAGACTTCATCGAACTGCTCCGTCTCAACAACTCTAAAGTAGAGCAGTTGGTTGATCGTTCGGCTCTTAGCGAACTCGAAAAGTCTTTAGCACTTAGAACTTATGAAGAGTCTGGTGATTATGTTGTAAAAGATTTTAATATTGCTGTTAGAGAGAATCTAGATGACGGCAATAATAATGGTGTATATGCTGCTGGTGATACTACTGCTCAAGATAACACTGCGTCTTCTGATAAGTATGCAGTTGAGTTTGGTCCTGGAACTGCATATGTCAGAGGTTATCGTGTAAGTACACTATCTCAGACTTTTGTTGATCTCGATAAACCGAGAGATACTGCTAATAGAGAAAATACTAATATTGCATTTAAGTTAGGTAATCTAATTAACGTAAATAACGTTTATGGATTCCCCAATACAACTGGATCTACAATTACCAATGCATATCAGACAGTTGAATTAAGAGACACATTTAGTGCTTCTGCAGGAACTGCTGCTGGCGAAAAGATTGGTCTTGCTCGTGTCATTTCTTTTGAACACAGAAGCAATCCCGATGGAACTTATGGTAATACTGATGATAACTATAAGGCAAACCTTATGGATATCCAGATGTTTACTATTCTGGATATGAATAGCAACCAAACTCTTGGTGCAGGTGTGCAAGTTGTTGGTAGAACTTCTGGTGCTAGAGGATATACTACGGAGGCATTTAGTAATGCTGGTCACATCGACCTCATTCAAGTAGAGGGATCATTCATTAAGAATGAAATGTTGACAGTAGATGGTATTAATCTGGACACTATTGACAATATTCATACATATCAGTTCTCCGACGTTCGTCAACTTGTATCTAGAGATGAGACTACTAGTGTCATTGAATTTACTAGTGACCTAATTTTAGAAGATATTCAACTCATTCAAGGTAGTACATTCACTTATGATGCTACTGGTGGTAGTGAAGATATTACTGGTTTACAGTCTAACTTTGCTTTAGATCTTCGTCCTGGAGATCGTATTTATTTCAGTTCAACAAAATATGTTGATGTTGATAAAGTAGATCCTGATGCATTAAGCACGACTGGATTTGCAAGTATCTTTGATTACGCTGCTCAAACAGTTAATGTAACACCTGGTCCAGGTGGTGCTGCTCCTAGTGCAGGAACATATACTAGTCTTCTTCGTTATCGTGCTAAGTTCTTTGACGTTGAGAATGCAAATCTTCTCAGTAAGATGCCCAAGAACTATGTTAAGAGCATCAGCGATGAGTCTATGATCGTCAGAAGAACGTTTGATACCCAAACGGTTTCTGGTGGTGGTTCTGTATCCTTAACTCTTCCTGAAAACGAACAGTTTGAAGCTATTAATGATGCAAACTTCACAATGATTGCCTTGGCTTCTACTAATGGATCTTATCCAGTAGGGTCAGAAATTCAATTAAAACCCCCTAGTGCTGGTCATGCATCTAATGTTCTTGGTTATGCAGACTTTACCTCTAGTGATAACACTACACTTCAGATTGACAACTTAACAAATATCACTTCTGTTAAAATTACAGCAACTATTGCTAAGAACGTAACAACCAGAAAGACAAAATCTGAAAACAAGATGTTTGTCCTTAAGGTTACTAATACAGTAGAAGATTTAGATAGACCCAAGTACAACCTGACTCATACCAACACATACGGCACTCGTATTGAAGATAACGATATTTCTCTTGGTGCAGTTGATGCTTATCGACTTCATGCAGTTTATGAGTCCCTTGATGATAATGATCCCGTAATTCCTTCAGTAACTCTTGTAGAACCTGTCTTCTTTGCAACAGGATCTATCGTTACAGGTAAAACATCAAATGCTAGAGCAAAAGTTGTAGATTTCTCCTCAGGTAACTTAAAACTTACTGTTGTTTATGAATCTGGTCAATTCCAAGCAGGTGAAACTCTGTCTGGTTTTGATAGTAATAATACTGCAATTAACGCAATCATTAATGATAGTGAAGGATCTGTCGTTGCAGGTTCAAAAGTTATTACTGGAAACTTCTTCTTAGAAGTGAATCAAACACCATTCATCTATGATATTTCTAAGATTACTAGAAAGAAGGGTGTTGCAAAACCAATCAGAAAACTGAAAGTTGTTTTTGATTACTATACACACTCTGCTACAGGTGATTATTTTGGTGGTCAATCGTATCTGAATACAACTTACGATGATATTCCATTCTTTGGAGTTAATTTCTTAGCAGATTACCTCGACTTCCGTCCTTCCGTTAAAAACTTGTACTCTGGAACAGGTTCTGTTTCTTCACCTGCGTATGTTGGTGTTAATAGTCTTGATTTTAATTCAAGAGTATTCAATACTTCAGGATCGCCAGCAGCAACTATTTTTGACGTTCCGAAATTACAGACTAACTTTAAGTGTGATTTTGACTGGTATCTACCTAGAACGGATAAACTCTTCCTCAATCCTGATGGTGAATTCCAGGTTGTTAAGGGTAAATCTGCAGAGGCTCCTGATGAACCTGATGATATTAAAGATAGTTTACTTTTAGCAGTTCTCAGTCATAAACCATATGGTTTTGATCCTGAACAGGATGTAGTAATCACTAGATCTGACCACAAGCGTTTCACCATGAAAGATATTGGTGGTCTTGAGCGTCGTCTCGATCAGGTTGAGTACTATACATCACTGAACCTTCTTGAAACTGATACTTATAATACTAAGATTCTTGATGGTGATGGAAAAGATCGCTTGAAAAACGGTTTTACTGTTGATGACTTCTCCGACCATAGTAAGTCGGATACTGGCAATGAAGATTTTAATGCTGCGTTAGATTTTGCACAAGGATGGTGTCGTGCATCTCACTATACCTCTAATGTTGGATTGGAAATTAACACTTCTCTGTCTAATAACTATCAGCAAACTGGTCCTCTTCTGACACTTCCATACACCGAGAAGAAGATTATTGACCAACCATATGCTTCGAGAGTTGAGAACATCAACCCATTCAACGTATTTACCTATATTGGTCGTATTGATCTTACTCCTCAATCTGATGATTGGATTGATACTGAAAGATTGCCTCAGCAGGTAACGCAAATTGAAGGTGATTTCCAAGCAGTATCATCTGAAATGAATGTTGATCAGAATGGTTTTGCTCCTATTCAATGGGGTGCATGGCGCGATCAGTGGTCTTCCAGTAGAGTTGTTGGATCTAATGTTACCAGAAACTCTTTCTGGTTAGAAATGGACCGTGGTAGATCACCTGCTCCTGGTGTCTGGGGTGGTCGTGGTATGCGTCGTATTAACAGGACTGATACAATTCTTACAACAACACGTCAAACAAGAACTGGTATTCGTTCCAGAGTTATTCCTAGAATCGATCGACAGTCTCTGGGTGATAGTGTTGTATCTTCTACTACAATTCCATTCGTTCGCTCTAGAAACATTGCTTTCAAAGCGGCTCGTATGAAACCGAGAACTGCATTCTTCACTTTCTTTAGTGGAGTTAATATGGGTCAATTTGTGATGCCGAAACTGATCGAACTTATTAAAGACCCTGCAGTTGATAGTAGAACTAATTCTACTCCATTCGTTATTGGTGAAACTGTCGTAGGACTATTTTCTGGTGTAGAATTGAGAGTTGTTGCACCGAATGATGTATATAAGTTCAATCCATATGATGATACTGAACTTCCATCTTCTTATGCTTCAACGACTGCATTCTTGAATATTGATCTAGATTCTCTCGCATCGCAAGCTAGAGGTCAATTCTATGGAAACTTCTTGGTTGGTGAAATCTTGATGGGCGCATCTGGCGCTAAGGCAATAGTCAAAGATCGTAGACTTCTCAGTGATAGATCTGGCAAGATGCACGGTTCTTTGTTTATTCCTCCTGCTCGTAGATTATTCCCTAGACAAGAGGTTACTGTAAATGCTATCCCTGGGGTTGGCGAGCTAGGTTTTCCTAGATTTAGAACTGGAACAAACACTCTTAGATTTACAACGGATGCAAAAGACTCCCGTCTTGCTGGTGCTGTAGCATCTTCTGCTGAAGCAGAGTACGAAGCAAAGGGCACTTTGAACAGAGTTCGCGAAAATGTTCTTGCTGTTAGAAATGCTGAAGTTGTTCGTGATACTGTAAACCAGTCAAGAAACTTCAATACAATTAGAACCGAAACCCGTCAGATTGGTTGGTATGACCCTCTGGCACAGTCCTTTATTGTTGATGAACAAGGTGGTGTATTCATTACATCAGTTGATGTTTACTTTAATACTAAGGACACCAATATTCCTGTTTCTATGCAGATCAGGACCATGGAAAATGGATATCCTACTACTAAGATTCTTCCTTTTTCGGATGTAACTCTTGAACCCAATGATATTCAGTTGTCTGAAACGGCTGCTGTTGCAACTAAGTTTACTTTTAGAGCACCTGTATACATTCCTCAATCTCAGGAACATTGTTTTGTTCTTCTTTCCGACTCCAACTCTTATCAGGTTTGGGTTTCTAGAATGGGTGAGGTTGATATTACAGGAGATAGAACTATTTCTGAACAACCATATGCTGGTGTTCTGTTCAAATCTCAGAACGCATCTACTTGGACTGCTGATCAGTACGAAGATCTTAAGTTCTCTATTAATAGAGCAGAATTCGTAACTAATCAGAATAGTAGTGTTATTTTGAACAATGTTGCTCTAGATAAGGGTAATAAGGGTGTTATTCAACTTCGTAATGATGCAATTGAAACCTTCATTCCAGAACTGCAGTTGACTCTTGATTCTACAACTGTTCCGTTTACTATTGGTGCAAGAATCAAACAGAAGATTACGCTTGCAGAAGCAACGATCGTTAATGTTCAAAACTTGACTGCGGGTGTTACTCTGACAATTAATGATATTACTGGAACATTTGCTTCCTCAAATGATCTAGTTTCTTCTAAGACAACAGGAACATTGACGGTTGCATCTACAACCAATTTTGGTGTGGGTGACAACATTACTGGTGGTACTTCTAATGCTACTGCTACAATTACTGCAGTAACAAATGCAACTACTCTTGCTTTGAATTTCGTGTCTGATGACTTCGCAAATAGCGAAAATATTACAGGTGATGGTGCTGGTGCGGGTGTTAACACTGCAGCGACTACTGCTGCTTCTTCTGGTGCATTTACGCCTGCTGGAGACCAAGTTGAGGCTGGTGTTATCAATCCTGCAGAACCTAGCAGCACACCTACTTATACGACAGGTCAAAGAAAAGTCAGAATTCATCATAGCAACCATGGTATGCATGATGTCTCTAATAATGTAACTATTGCAGGTATTGAATCTGAGATTTCTAATACTGCATTGACGGCATCAATTTCTGCTAGTGATCTTACACTGTCTGTTGTTGACGCAACTGCCTTCCATACAACAATTAATGGTTTGGCAATCAGCACAACTAATCCTGGATATGCGAGAATCTATAACAGATCTCTTGGTCTAGAAGATCAATCTGAAGTTGTATCTTATTCTGCTATTAGTAGCGATGGTAAGACTATTACTCTTGTCGAAAGAGGACTTGATGGAACAACTGCAATTTCCCATCCAGATGAAACTCCTGTTGAATGCTATAACTTAGATGGTATTCCTCTAACAGAAATTAATAAAGCACACACTGGTATCTCTAATCCCACACTCGATACTTACGATATCTCAACTACTTCTATTGCTAGACTTGGTATTAGAGGTGGTGGTGCTAGAGGTGAGGCAACTCAGAATATTCAGTATGAGATTCTTGTTCCTCAAGTTGAAAGAATGCTTCTTCCTGGAACTGATATCACAGCAAGAGTTAAAACTATCTCTGGTACTTCTATTAATAATGGTTCTACTGTTCTTGAATCCTCTTTCTCGGACGATGGTATTTTCAAAGATATTACTCTAAGTGAAGATAATTATTTTAACACACCAAATCTGATTTGTTCTACCGTTAATGAATCGGCAGAATTGAGTGGTGCTAAATCATTCAGAATGGATTTAACATTGATTTCTGATAAAGAAAATCTCAGTCCTGTTATTGACACAGAAAGACTTTCTATCACATGTGTTTCTAACAGAATCAATAATCCTTCGGATGAAAATACTGCACTTTTGGCATCTGGTGATGAGCACGAGGCTGCGTATATCACTCGTCCTGCAAATCTAGTCAATCCATCTAAATCACTTAAGGTATACTTCTCTGGATACCGTCCTACGGGTAGCACTATCAAGGTGCTATATAGAGTGAGACCTGTTGGTGGGTCTGATAACATCGAGTCTCTTGGATATAACTTCTTTGATATTGGAGATGCAAACATTCCTGAAACTACTGAAAATCAGGTATTCAGTGAATATGAATATGAAGTATCGGGTCTGAACTTCGATCAATATCAAATTAAGGTTGTCTTCGTTTCTCCGAATCAGGCATACTCACCAATCATCAAAGATTTCAGAGCAATTGCCCTCGCTGTATAATGGATCAAGTCCCAGTACAAGATCATGAGCATTGGTATAGAGATCCCAGCACGGGATCTCTTCAATGTTCTGACACTAATACATATAAACAGTATATGCGTGCTTATGAAGCATCGCAAAGAAAGAAACATGAATTTGACACTTTACAAAATGAGGTTTCTGGTTTAAAATCTGAATTGAGTGACATCAAATCACTCTTACTAACGTTAGTCCAAAACAATTCTAGAAAACATTATGACGATTGAAAAAGTGCCTGCTGACCAGATGCTTGCTCAATTCAAAGAGCAACTTACAAAACTGGTGACTGAGAATCAGGAAATGGCAGCAAAGATCAAACAAAACGAAATTACTGCACTGAAACTGCAAGGTGCCATTGAAACTCTTGAGTATTTCAATGGGGATGAGACTGAAGAAGAAACTCCCGAAGAAACTGAAGAATGATACGCGGGGGCAAACGCCCCCTTTTTAATGGCATAAATAACTTAGAAGCATTATCTATACGAGTTGTCGTAAAAAATGGCAAATAGAATTCAATTAAGAAGAGGTGGCGCTCAGGAATGGGCAAACGCTAACCCAACCCTGGCACAAGGTGAACTCGGAATCGAACTTGATACTGGTCGCTTTAAGATCGGTGATGGTGTTTCCGCATGGAATACGTTGAGGTATGAAAGACCTGTTGAATCCGTCACCAATACAGCGAATACACTCGTACAGAGAGATGCTGATGGTAATTTTAGTGCTGGCACAGTCACTGCAACATTAATCGGTAATGCTTCAACCGCCGCTCGTCTTGCTTCGACTCGTCAGATTCAACTTTCAGGTGACGTTCAGGCAACAGGCGTCTTTGATGGTTCCACCAACCTGAACCTGAATACATTAGTTAGTCTTGTTTCAACCTTACCTCATTATGACGGCACAGGAGATTCATCAGGAACTTATCGTTCAGTAACTGTTGATGCAAAAGGTCGTGTTACTAATGCGACTAATCCTACAACTCTTGCTGGATATGGATTGGATGGTAATGTTGAGGGTTCTTCAGCACAACCATATGACCTTGACCTTCAAGCATTAGCAAACCTTACTTCTACTGGTATTATTGCCAGAACTTCTGGTGGTGCAATGTCAACCAGAACTATTCTTGGTTCTGCTACTAGAATTGCTATTACTAATGGTAACGGTGTTGCAGGCAACCCTGTTATCGACTTAATTACAACTGCTGTAAGTGCAGCAGAATATAATACCGAATCACTCACGTCTGCTGCTGGTAGTGAGACTGTAAACGCTACTAAATTTACAGTCGATGCATACGGTAGATTAACGGATTCTAATACTGTGCCTATCGCTACTGCTACTGAGGGTAGTAAGTACGCTAGCTACAATGCAGGCACGACATATGCTCGCTATGACATCATTGCTAATGCATCGAAAGTTTACCAAGCAATTGCACCAATTAGTGCTGGTGCTGGTGCTCCTACTCATTCCAGTGGTGATACTGGATCATGGCGTTACCTCGCGGCTGAAGCAACGGAACAGAAGGGACTGGCTTCCTTTGCACAGGAAGATTTCGATGTTGACAGCAACGGGCATGTCACAATCGCCGCACTAGGCGTAGATAATACACAACTACAAAATAATAGAGTCTCCTTTGCTGATGGAAATACAAAAGAAGACTTTGAACTTGATCAAGAACTTACTGCAACCTCTGGATACAGAGGATTCAATTATCTTAACTACGTCAAAGTTAATGATACGAGCGGTAATCTTCTGTTTGGGGCTAATAATACAGGGGACTCTGGCGCTGGTGAGATTGATGTCAACGTCCGTTCCTATTTTTCTGATCCTGATATTACTCTTGATGGAGCAGCTTCTCAGACATTGGATAAGTCTGGGGATGGTAACCTTACCTTCTCTTTGACACAAAATTCCGCATCTGCCAGAAACCTCAGCATCACCTCTACAAATGCTGGGTCTGGCACAAGCACTGTTACGATTAGTGCAGAAGATGTTGTTGATATTGATACTACAGATGCAAATGGCAAGGTTCATATTGAAGAATTAAGAATTCAATCAAACTATCTTGCCTCTACTGGTCAATTGAATATTGACCCTGGCGATGACCGTGCTGCTACTGGGTTGGTTCGTATCTTTGGTAACCTTCAGATTGATGGCACAACTACTACAGTTAATTCAACTGAACTGAGTGTTGATGATGTTACTATCCTTCTCGGTGGTGATACTGCTCCTGGATCTGATGACAACCTCGATCGTGGTATTGAGTTCCGTTATTATGATTCTCAAGCACGCTTAGGTTTCTATGGTTGGGATACTAACTATACTGATTTGGGTGGTCATGAAGGCGGTTATCGTTTCCTTCATGCTGCTACAAATAATTCCGAAGTCTTTACTGGTACTGATTCTGGTATTATTGCTGGTAATGTAAAACTTACAACTAATACTAACTCCACTTCTAATACAACTGGCGACTTAGTAGTTGCTGGTGGTGCTGGTATTGGTCAAGATGTAAACATTGGTGGTCTTTTGGATGTTGATGGCACATTCCGTGCTAACAGCACTTCTCGCTTTGACGATAACATCGTTCTGCAGGGTGCATCCAAGACTTTACAACTGAACAATGGTTCTGGAACTACTAAGGTCGAGTTTCAATCTACAACTGGTAACGGATCTCTCGCTGGTATTCTCGATGTAACTGGCAATTTCAACGTTAATACAAATAAGTTCAACGTTGTTGCTGCTTCTGGTAATACAACCGTTGCTGGTACTCTTGGAGTTACTAGTGATACAACTCTTACAGGTGCTCTGGATCTCAACAACACTTTGAATGTTTCTGGTGACGTTCATCTTGAAAGCACTAATGACATCACAGTTGCTAAGAATGCTGGCACTGGTGTTTGGGAGATTCAATCTAACGACTACGGTGCTTTTAGACTTGACGGTGGTTTCTACGCCGCTGGTGATGCTCTGATTGATGGAACACTACACGTCAACGGTGCTATTGAAGTTAAAGATAGTGCGACAGAGGCAGAATCGAGACTGAACTGGTTGCGTGTCAGATACAGAGGTCGTTTCGGTGACTCTTATCAGGCAACTCCTTCTTATGCATCTCATAATACTACAACTATCAGAGCACATGGTGGTGCTGGTATTGAAAGAACTCTGCACGTTGGTGGCACAGGTTCTGGCGAAGGTCTGTTTGTTGGTAAGAGATATTCTGGCGATACCATTAAGTTCTCCGTTCTGGGTGCATCTGGTAACACCGATATTCAAGGCACACTCGATGTTGCTGGTAACTCAGAGTTCAACGGCACAGTTGATGTTGATGCAGACTTCGCTGTCAGAAACGGTACAACCGACAAATTCTTTGTTGATAATGTAACTGGTAATACAGATATTCAAGGCACTCTGGATGTTAACGGTGCAACTGAAATCACCAACACCTTAGATGTTAGCAATGCTGTTACATTCGATCAGACACTTCTGGTCCAAGGTAACTCTGAGTTTAATGGCACGGTTGATGTCGATGCTAACTTTGCAGTTAGAAGCGGTAGCACAGACAAGTTTACCGTTGCTTCTGCATCTGGTAACGTTGCAACTGACGGCACACTGGTTGTCCAAGGTCAGACAACTATCAACGATTCTCTGATTGTTGATGCTGCTAACGAGATTTTCTCGATTAGAAATGGATCTGCTGTTGAGAAGTTTGGTGTTGATGCAGACAATGGTAATACGAATATCATTGGCACACTGACTGTTGGTGATGCAACTCAGATCAATGATACTTTGGGCGTCTCTGATGTTGTTACATTTACAAGAAATACTCAGCAAACTCTGACTGGTAACTATGCTGCAGATGGTGCATTCCGTCTGACTGGTGGTGCTGGTATTGGTAAGAATCTTGCCGTTAGTGGTGATGCGAGAATCTATGGTTCTACCGAACTGACGGGTGCTTTAGATCTCAATAATTCTGCTGACATCTCTGGCGCTTTGGTAACACATGACAACGTTACCATTAACGCCGACAATAAGATGTTCAAGATTCAGACCAACAGTGCTGTTGATAAGTTCACTGTTGATACTGATAATGGCAACACAGATATTCGTGGAACCCTGGATGTTGGTGGTGACGTAACTGCCGAATCTAATTTTACTGTTACTGGAAACCTTACTGTTAATGGCACAACCACTACTGTCAATAGCACGGTCACAACTCTCGATGACCCTATTATTACTGTGGGTGGTGACACAGCACCCGCGTCTAACGATGGTAAGGATCGCGGTGTTGAATTCCGTTATTATGACGGCTCTGCTAAAATTGGCTTCTTCGGATACGACAGATCCGCCAACCAATTCGCGTTCGTAACTGATGCAACTAACAACTCTGAAGTTCTTGCTGGTACAGATGGCGCTCTTCGTGCTGGTTCTCTTAATCTTACTGGGTCTGGCACATCTCTTGATGTTGATGCCAATGCCAACATTGATGGCACCCTGACTGTTGATGGTCAGATTGTTTCTCAAGTTACATCTGGTGCAGCACTGGTCATTCCTACTACCACCAAAATTAATAATTTGAATGCTGACCTTCTGGACAGCATGACAACCGCTTCTGCTGCGACACCGACTACTGTTGTTGCTCGTGACTCTAGCGGTGACTTCTCTGCTAATCAAATCACTGCTGCTAGTGGTGTAGGTGCTGCTGCAGGTTTCTTGGGTAATGCTTCGAGTGCAGATATCCTTAAGACTGCAAGAGTTATCACCATTGATGGTGTTGTCAACGGCAATGTTTCCTTCGATGGATCTCAGGCAGTAACCATCACTACCACATATGATGATGCGGATATTACTGCACTTGCAGCACAATCTGGCACTGGTTACATGGTCAGAACTCACCGCATCTTCTGGTATTACACTAACCAATGCTGATGGTATTGCTGGTAATACTACAATCAACGTTGCATCTTCTGCAACAAACGCTGCAAATAACCTCGTCCTTCGTGACGGTAGCGGCGGTTTCTCTGCTGGTGCAGTCAGTGTAACATCGCTTACAGCAAGCGGCACTTTGGGTGTAACTGGTGTAACTACCCTCACGGGTCTTCTGAATGCCAATGGTGGCATTGCAGTTGACACAAATAACTTTACTGTAGATGGCACAACTGGTGCTGTAGATACCGCAAGCACACTAAATGTCGATGGTGCTGTAACTTTCGGTAGCACTTTAGGCGTAACGGGTGCTACAACTCTGAGCAACACTCTTGGAGTTACTGGTGCAACTACTCTATCCGATACACTTGGCGTAACTGGTGCTGCAACTCTAAGTTCCACACTTGGAGTTACTGGTGCAACTACTCTGTCCAGCACTCTGGCAGTAACTGGAACCTCCACATTCACTGGTGCAATCACTGCAAATGGTGGTGTTATTGGTGATGTAACTGGTGAAGTTTCCAGCATTGCAAATCACTCCACTACAGATCTGACTGAGGGCACAAACAGACATTGATACTGATAATGTAACTGAAGGATCTACAAACCTCTTTACAACCGCTGCAAGGACTCGTACACACTTCACATATGGCACTGGTATTGAATTGTCTGGTGCAGGTCAATTAAGCGTCACTCAGGTAGATATCAATACTGATAATGTCACTGAGGGTAGCACTAATATCTTCTACACCGAAGCACGTTTCGATTCAAGTTTTAGTGCTAAGACTACTGATGATGTAACTGAAGGTGTTGCTAATCTGTATTACACAGATGCTCGTGCTGATGCTCGTATCGCTGCTGCTGATACCGATGCATTGTCTGAAGGTTCTACAAATCTCTATTACACAGATGCTCGTGCTGAGGCATCTTTCGATACTAAGATTGCCGCTGCAACTACTGATAATCTGAGTGAAGGTTCTACTAACGTTTATTATACTGATGCTCGCGCCGAGGCATCTTTTGATACCAAGATTGCTGCTGCATCTACAACAAATCTGTCTGAAGGCAACAACCTTTATTATACAGAGGCAAGAGTTCAGACAAAACTTGACGATGCATTTGCTCAACTTCAGGCAATGCTCAACAACCTTGCAACTACTACCACTTTAACTCTGGCACTTGATGGTGATCCTACACCTGGTGCAGTTGTTACAGTTGGTGTTGATAATGGTGGTGGTGGTGGATTCACTGCTGGAACTGCTGTTGCTACCTCTGGTGGCACTGGTTCTTCTCTGACAGTTGATACCACTGTTGTTGGTGGAGTGATTACTGCTGCTGCAGTTAATGCTGGTGGTTCTGATTATCTTATTTCTGATACTGTAACAATTACCAACCCTAATGCTGGTAAGGTCCTCTCCTTCAACTTGGCGACCCTTACAGGCGGTTCTAACTATGTTACAGGGACTGCTCTGGCAACGACTGGTGGATCTGGATCTGCCTCTCTGATTGTTGATATCACAGCTTCTGCTGGTGCAATCACCAACGTCACCATCAATGATGGCGGCACTGGATATGTTGCTGGTGAAACAATTACGGTTGTTCAGGCAGGCGGTTCAGGCGGTACAGTTGATATCGCGACTGTCGCTACTAATGCAACCTTGTCCATGACTGACATCACTACGATGGAAGTCGGTGCAATTGTCACTGGTGCTACTAGTGGCACAACTGGTATTATTACTGCTCTGGGAACTAACCAGATCACTGTTGATAACGTTGATGGATTCTTCAAAGTTGGAGAAGTCGTCAGTGCAAATGATGTTACAACTCTCACTATTTCCTCATTCGCTTGATAACAAATGTCAGCAACTAGACCCGCAACTAAAACCGAACTAAGAGATTATGCTCTTCGTCGTTTAGGATATCCTACGATTGACATCAACGTTGCTACTGAGCAACTAGATGATCTGATTGAAGAAGCTATTGATTACTATCAAGAGTATCACTACAACGGTAGTTACAAAGCATTCATTAAAATTGAGGTAACGGATGCAATTAAAACTGCAGCTCAGACAGGATCCGCTATCACTGGCACGGATTGGACAGAAGGTAATGAGTATGTATCACTCCCGCCAAACGTCCTCTCTGTTAATCATGTTTATACTCAGATTGGTGCTTCTAGCATCGTTCCTGGGAATATTTTTAATATTAAATATCAAATCTTTTTGAATGATATCTATGCAATGACGCATGGACATATCCTTCATTACTTCATGACTTCTCAGTACCTTGAGACTTTGGATTTTGTTACCAACTCTCAAGCGAATCGCAGGGTCCGATTCAATGAGCATCAGAGTAGACTTTATCTTGATATGGATTGGGCAGATTTACAAGCGGGTGATTTTATTTTAGTTGAAGTTGTGATGCGTCAAGATCCTGATACATATACAGGAATGTATAACGATTCCTGGTTGAAGGACTATGTTGAAGCATTGTTTCAACAGCAATGGGGTCGCAACCTAAGTAAGTATGATGGTATTCAAATGTTGGGTGGCGTCACACTTAATGGTCGCAAAATCTTAGATGATGCGTCTAAATTTAAGCAAGACCTTGAAGAACAAGTTCGTTCTACTTACGAAATCCCTCCTATGGATCTGGTAGGCTAATATGGCATTTCAAAACTCTCCAGCACAAGATTACGTTTTTAGTAATCACTCTAGTTTATTGAACGCAAATGCTTCTTCTCAGGAGCAGAAGTTCATGGAAAACCTTGTCGTAGAATCTATTGAAATGTATGGGCAAGATATTTACTACGTTCCTCGCACGCTGGTCAACCGCGATACGGTCTTCGGAGAGGACTCTGATGGCAAATTTGAAAGCGCGAGGGCAATCAGGGCATATGTCAATAATGTTGAAGGATGGGAAGGACAAGGCGAGCTTCTTAGCAAGTTTGGAATTCGCGTCGAAGATAAGACAACGTTTATTTTCTCCCGTGAGAAGTTTAAAGCACAAGTTGACGACCTTGAAACACTTAATGCAGAAGGAAGACCAAACGAAGGAGATCTAATTTGGTTCCCTATCACAAAGCATTTGTTTGAAATTAAGTTTGTAGAAGTAGAGCGTCCCTTCTATCAACTGGGTAAGAATTTTGTTTGGGAATGTCAATGCGAACTCTTCGAGTACAGCGACGAAGAAATCAACACTGGTATTACAGAACTGGATGCTGTTGAGACTGCCTTTGCTAATGCGATTACTGTCGGTCTCGTAGCAGGTGGCACAGGAGACTTTACTGCTGGTGAAACCGTTACTGGTGGAACTTCAAATGTCACTGCCGAAGTTAAGTCTTGGGATAGTTCTACAAGAACTCTTATCGTTATTAATCGTTCGGGAACATTTACAATTCCTGAGACTCTTACTGGTGGAAGTTCTTCTGCATCCTGGACTACTGCGTCGTATAATACGATAAATAACCAAAACAGTGAATACGATCAGAATTACGATTTCGAGACTCTCGATAACGATATTATTGATTTCACCGAGACTAATCCTTTCGGTACTGTTGGATCTATTACTGATGGAACAATCTAATGTTAGGCAATTATTCATATCACGAAATTTTTAGAAAGACTATTGTTGCATTTGGAACTTTATTCAACAATATCGAACTTCGTCGTCAAGATGAAGTAATGAAGGTGCCTCTGGCATACGGTCCTAAGCAAAAGTTCCTGGCGCGTCTCGACCAAATGTCGGACCCTACTAATAAGAGGGTTCAGATTACTCTTCCTAGAATCTCTTTTGAGATCAAAGGTATTAGTTATGATGGATCTAGAAAAGTTTCACCTACGCAAAAAATTAAAGTATCAAGTAGCAGCACTAAGAATAAGAATGTATTCATGCCTGTTCCTTATAATCTTACTTTTGAAGTAGGTGTTATCTCTAAAAATCAGGAAGATGGGTTACAAATTATTGAACAGATTCTTCCTATCTTTCAACCGCATTACAATCTATCAGTCAAATTGCTTCCTTCGATGAATGAAACAAAGGACGTTCCTATTGTTTTAAACAGTATTGACTATGAAGATAGTTATGAAGGTGACTTTGCTCAACGTAGAGCAATCATTTATACATTAGATTTTACTGTAAAAACATATCTCTACGGTCCTGTTAGTGAGTCTGCAACTATCAAGAAAGCGATTACAGACATGTATACGAGTGTAGATGTCAACAAAGCACCAAGAGAAGTTCGCTATACAGTTACACCCACTGCTCTGCAAGATAGAGATGGTGTAGTTGTAACTACGTTGACTTCTGCAACTGATACTGATGATAACCTAATCGCTGTTGCAGATGCCTCTAGTATCAGCAGATTTGATAGTATCTACATCGATACAGAACTCATTAGAGTTACTAAGATAAGTGGTAATAATCTGACAGTAGCTAGGGGTCATGAAGATAGTGTTGCAGCAGCACACGTCAATGGATCAAATGTGTACTTAGTCAATGAACTTGACGCTGCATTCCTTGATTCTGAAGATGACTTTGGTTTCGGTGAACTCAAGGCAGAGTTTACTGACATGAAGAAACGTAATCCTGTAACTGGACAAGACGAGGCAATTTAATGGGAACTTTTGATGGTCTGAATGATGCTTTTGGAACAGAACCTTCTGAACTCCAGAAGCACGTTGATAATGTAAAACCAACTTTAAAGAAGTCTGAGACAGAAGATGTCAAGCAAGACTATGAGATTAGTCGTGCTCAACTTCACAACTTAGTAATGAAAGGACAGGAGGCAGTAGATGGAATACTTGATGTGGCACGAGCGTCAGATCATCCTCGTGCTTATGAAGTTGCAGGTCAACTTATTAAAAACGTAGCAGATACTGCCGACAAACTCATTGACTTACAAAAGAAAATGAAGGAGTTAGATGCTGAAGAAAAGAAGTCTGGCCCGTCTACTGTTAATAACACGATGTTTATTGGCAGTACAGCGGACCTACAAAAAATGTTAAAGAAGCAAAAAGAGATAAATAATACAGAAGAAGTATAACCAAGTATCATGTCATCGAATGTAACCGTCCCCGTGCAGGATTTGCAGCAAAGATTGCAGGTGCAACTGCTGCTAATCCTTGTGTATTATCTCTGGATGACACTCAGCGTCAAACTAATATTGTTGTTGGTGATTATGTAACCATCTCTGGTGCTGCTGTTTCTGGTTACAACTTCTCCCATAAAGAAGTCACTGCTGTTAATCCTGTAACTGGTGCTATTACTATTGATGCTGATGCATCTGCACTTGCTGCATTTACTGGCACTGCATTTGCTAGAAATAGTATTAAGATTCAGGCACAGGGTGATACCACAAATGGCATGACCATGTATATCAACGAAGTGCAAGTATCGGGTTGATATGCCAACAGTTAATCAGGAAGCAGATAGAATCGTTAAAGGGATGAAGAAAAATCATCATCGCTTTAAGGAGCTTTATGGCGACAGAGATAAGGAAGTCATGTACGCCACCGCTAATAAACTCGCACAGAAAAAACAAGTGAAACGTAAAACATGGAAGTCTGGTGATGGTTTTAAAGAAGAAAACAAAAGTGGTGATTCTTCTCTGCGTGACTGGTTTGGCAAGAGTAAGTCTTCTGATGGCAAGCCTGGTTGGGTTCAACTGGGCGGCAAATATGCAGGAAAACCCTGTGCCAAGCAACCAGGACAAACAACTAAACCCAAGTGCGG